GTGAGTACGGAAGACACCCTCACCGGCATCACGCGCACCAAGGCCGGCAAGACCCACCGTTACCACTTCGATCGCCACACCCCGGAGTACCGCGAGCGGTTCACTGCAATCACCGAGGAGATGCACGCCAAGTGCCCGGTGGCGTGGACCGACACCTACGACGGGCATTGGGTGGCGGCGGGCAGCCGGGAGGTCTTCGAGCTCGCGCGATGCCCGCACGTGTCCAACGACCATGACGTCACCGGCGAAGGCACCGGCTACAAGGGCATCACCATTCCCACGATTCCGCAGGCCACCGGCGTGCGTGGCGGCATGCTCGAGATGGATGAACCCGAGCACTCCGCCTACCGCAGCATCCTCAACCCCTACCTGTCGCCGGCGGCCATCAAACGCTGGAAGCCATTCGTCGACGAGATCGTGCGGGCCAGCATCGACGAGAAGATCGAAACCGGGCGGATCGACTTCGTCGACGATCTCGCGAACGTCGTGCCGGCCGTCCTGACGCTGGCCCTGATGGGCGTTCCGCTGAAGAAGTGGCAGCTCTATTGCGAGCCGGCCCACGCCAACGTCTACACTCCCGCCGATTCCCCGGACGCCCCAAGGGTTTTGGAGCAGACGATGGCGATGGGCGCGGACCTGTTCAACCACCTCCTCGAGATCCGCGAGCACCCGCGCCCCGGCATCGTGGACGCGCTGGCACGACTGCGGATCGACGGCGAACCCGCCCCCGACGCCGAACTGCTCGGAATGCTCGGCCTGATCATCGGCGGAGGTTTCGACACGACGACGGCGTTGACCGCGCACGCGCTCGAATGGCTCGGCGAAAATCCCGAGCAGCGCGAACTGCTGAGGCGGGAATCGGACACGTTGCTCGCCTCGGCGACCGAGGAATTCCTGCGTTTCTTCACGCCCGCGCCGGGGGACGGCCGCACGATCGCCGCCGATCTCGAGATCGCGGGCACGCAGTTCAAGGAGGGCGATCGCCTGTGGCTGTCCTGGGCGATGGCCAACCGCGATCCCGCGGTGTTCCCCGATCCGAATCGATTGGACCTCGCTCGAAAGAACAACCGGCACTTCAGCTTTGGTCTAGGCATCCACCGCTGCATCGGCTCGAATGTCGCGCGGGTGGTGTTCAAGTCGATGCTCACGGCGGTCCTCGACCGGATGCCCGACTACCGCTGCGACCCCGAAGGCACCGTGCACTATCCGACCATCGGCGTGATCCAGGGCATGCAGCACCTTCCGGCGACCTTCACCCCCGGCAGGCGGCTTGGCCCGGGGATCGACGAGACGCTGGAGAAACTGCAGCGGGTGTGCGACGAACAGGGGATCGCGCGGCCGATCACCGAGTACGCCGAGGCCGCCGTAATCAGCTAGACGGACAGGTCGCGGCGCAGCTTGGCGACGTGGCCGGTCGCTTTGACGTTGTACAGAGCACCTCTTCTACCCAAACAAAAAAGCCCCCCTCCCAGGCGTTATGCCCAGGAGGGGGATTTCTTTTACGACTGGCGTGCAACGAACCACACTTGTCCGCGAGCACCAGGACCGGCAGCGCCGGAGAAGGTAGCCCACGATCCACCACCGCCACCGGGTGCGAACCCGCCTTGGCCGGGGACCGTAGCTTCCGCTCCACCTTGGTACTGCACATCGTTGTGGGTGAACGGGGTGACACCCTGGCCGAAGAAGCCGGGAGCGCCGGAGGCTACACCGCCTGCTGCGGTGATCGTCCCGTACCCGGGAACCACCACGGTGGTGCTGGCACCGTTACTACCGTTGATGTTGGAGACAGAACCACCAGCTCCACCAGCACCCACGGTGCCGGTCAGGGTGGTAGTGCCGTCCGGGATGTCGACGCCGTAGACCAGCGAGACACCTTCCCAGTCACCGCAGTCACCACCGGGGGCACCTGCGGCTCCGTTACCACCACCGCCAGCGCCTAGCGCGACGATGTCGATGATGCTGCCCTTGACACGGAACTGCTCGGGGATGGTGTAGGTGAAGCTGCCTGCAGCAGCGAACGTCTGCTTGCGCGGAGTCAGGACAGGCGGTGCGATGTCGCCTGTCACGATCCCGATGCCGAACCACGGGATGTCGCTGGAGTAGGTCGTCGACGAGAAAGCCAGAGCACCAGAACCCGTCCGGGTGGATGCCGGCCGAGCCGGGACCACCGTAGGGTGATCCGGCAGCCACGAGCCTGCCGACTTACCGGCGATCGAGTGGGTACCTGTACCGACGACCCGCCAGGCCACACCCAGCACATCGCTGGGCTGGATGTCCAACCGGTCAGCCTCGTCTGCGATCGAGTAGACCAGGTACTTCCACGTTGTGTCTACGATGCCGATCTGGTTGGGGGACGTGTGGATCAGGTCCCAGGTCGACGTGTCGTAGTTCGCTTTGTACACGTCGATGTACAGGGCGGTGATGTTGTCGAAGCCCTTACCGAACCAGGAGATGAACCCCTTCTTCGCTTGCTGCTCAGCCCGCCAGTAGGCGACGGGCACCGAAGACGCTGTAGCCGAGATGATGTCGGTCGGGTCGGACCCTCCGCTGAACAAGTCGGTCAGCAGGAAGTTCGACTCCTCGGTCTCGTCAATCCCGGACATGATCGACTTGTTGTTGCGGATCGACAGCACCGCGCTGTTGAGCTCGCCGATCGAAGCGGCAGAGTCCGCTTTGGTCGAGGTGTCCGCTGCGGCGTTACCGACGTCCGCAGAGGTGGCGTTAGTCCCGTCCCGCTGGGCCAACCCGCCGAACAGGTTGGCCACCAAGTTCTTCAGGTTGTTCTCTTGGGCGTTGACCCAGTCCTTGATGGACTGGACTCCCTCGTTCACCGGGGTGACAACCAGACCCTGGAAGATCTCGATGATCTGGTTGAGGACGGTGACGATCGTCCCCAGCGGATCGACCAGCAGCCCGTTGACGATCGTGCTGACAGCCGTTGTGACGTTAGCGAAGTCCTCTGCCACCGAGCCGGGGATGAACCCCTCGAATAGCTGCAGCGCCTCCAGCGGAAGCGTGGCGAGGTACTCACCCAGCTTGACGATCGCTGCTGGGACATCGCTGATCGAGGTCGGCAGCGAGATGGCGGGGCCTTTGATCAACGACTGGACGAAGCCCTCTGTGACGCCCTGTCCCCAGTTGGTGGACCCACCGCCTCCTACTTTGAACGCCCCCAGACCCACCAGCGAGGCGAGGTCGGGGATGTTGCCGAAGACGTCAGCGTCCGACTGATTCGGTGTGGTCACAGACTAACTCCTTGTCAGAGCTCCTTCACCAGCTCCGCTGGGGGAGTGGGGAACTCGGTATGACGAGGGCCTGCGGCCCAGGCCACTGCCTCTCGAATCCAGCGCAGGCAGGTGCGTAGCAACTCGCGGGTGCTCGCGTGGTCGGCCCGCTCTTTGTCCAGGTCCTTCTCTACGGTGTCCAACCGCGCCTCTACCTTGCTGAGGCGTTCCACGACGTCGCGGTAGTTCTCCGCGAAGACCTTCGCCATCGAGGGGCGACGGGTTGCCAGCGCGGTAGCAGCCGACGACAACACCGTCGAGCCAGCGATGATGCTGGCCCACTCGAACGGCGTCATCATGTCGACGGAGGGGTAACAGCCGAGACCTTCTTGACCTTGCGGCCAAACCAGATCGACAACCCGAACGGGACGATCAGCGTGTACACAGCCAGGGCCGAGTCGATGATCGGGGTGATGTTCACATCACGCCCAATCCCCGCTGCCACAACGGAAACCAGCGCGATAGCGACCGCACGGACCTCGGTAGGACTAGGGAGGTGTTCCATGATCTTCTCGACGGTGGGGGTGTCCTGTACGTCGGAGGTGTCAAAGTCCTCTGTCACTGCGGTGCCTTTCGGTTGGTCTGGGGAAGTGGGGACGGGATCGTCCTGCAGCTCTCGCGGGTCGAGGGCCTGCGTGTCCTCAAGCTCACTGCTCATGGGAAACCTCTGATTCCTCAAAGACTCTGGCCTTTGAAGGTTGTGGCGGGTCTGGGATCTTGTAGCCGGCTGCCTGGAGCTGGTATGCGAGAGCCCAATTCTCTTGCTGTGTCATCTGCCGGATGTCCGGGATGACGGTGACTTCAGGCTCGGGCTCATCAGCCCGAACCCAGCGGGCCGCTCCGTTGTACTGGTGCTGCGGCCCTCGGAATGCTTCTTGGAACTTGATCTGCTGCTCGGGCAGCTTGCTGACGTGGATGTTGCCGTTCTCGTCGGCGAGACTCGCCAGATAGTCGCGGTGAGCGAAACCCGCCTCCCACAAGTGCTTCGACCACTTCCTCAAGAATCCTGAGTGGGTGATCACCCCGGAGCCCGCGAATGCGGGCATGTTCCGGAGAGCCCAGAGGAAGTGCTCCTCTGGGTCTCCCGGGTTGCACTCCGCTTGGGAGGGCATGGGTTTCGTCTTCTGCATGGCGAGCCTTTCCTACAAGATGCCCAAGCCGCCTCCGACTTGGTTGAACTGACGAATCAGGTCCAGCGCCTTGAGCGCCGGGTCCTGCGGTTCCCGGTATCCGACCTCGGCTTGCCAGCCGCGAGGGCCGTCTTTACCCCAGCCGTACTTCAACTTGCCGATCCGCTCCACGAAGATCACATTCGGGATCGGGTAGTCGTACACCGTTGTGCCGACTCGGTTCCCGACCCAGCAGTGGCCGTAGCCCTGCTCCCCGAAGATGTACGGGGAAGCGTCAGCGACCTTGATCTCGTGGTGAGTATGCGGACGGGTAGCCCACATCTTCGCCCGGATGGCCATCATCGCGGACAGGGTGAAAGCGCGGTCTGCGCCGTCAGCCCAGCCCTCGTAGTAGTGGAAGTCCCCGAGGCTCGTGGAGTTGTCCTCGAGCCCAGCGATCGGCAGGGTGATACCACCCGAAGCCGCACGCAGACTGGGGATCTCCATGAACGCCAGGAACACATCCTCGTAGAGGATCTTGGCCAGGGCGTCCATGACGCCGCCGAGCGGCGGGAGGTCTATGGCTCCGCCGAATGCAGCAGCGCCGGGTGCCGCAGCGATCGCTGAGTTGATCAGCGAGGTGAGGAAGTCCCCGACCATGTTCACGCCGGCCGAGATCGCCTCGTTCACACCGGGCATCGAATGCCCACCGGTCACGAAGGACGTATCCGTAGCCTCGTAGTAGGTGAACTCCGAGGACTCGATCCCGGTGAGGGGGCCGTCCTCGAAGACGACCCACGGGGCCATCGGCCTCGTGCCTAGGAAGCCCGGGTTGTAGTACTCCCCCGGGAATGTTGCATCCCCGGTGAAGATGTCGATGCCCTCGGTGTAGCCGTCGTCGGTGATGTTGACAACGGCCCTGATAAGCCCTGTGAGCAGCGAACCGCCGAAGGCGGTCTCTGTACCCCAACCGGAGTTGTCGACGCAGTCCCAGACCAGGCAGCCGTGCCTAATCGGTATGTGGCTGAACAGATCCTCGAAGATCGAGACCCCGAGGATCTCGATGTCGAACTCACCCTGCAGGTCTTGGAACGGGTGAGGGTCTTCACCCTCTAGGTACCGCCTGCAGGTCATCGTGAGCTGAGCGTCTTCGAGCGTCTTCTTAGCGACGTCGTGGAACTTCTGGAACCGGGAGAAGACGATCGTCAGGTTGGAGTTGTCCCCGAGCAACGGGAACGGCTTGACGATGTTTCGCCACGTCGCTGTGTTGAGCGAGAACGGGAACCACTCGGATAGATCGAGAGGGTTATCCGGCAGCGTCCACAGGCTCGTTTCGAGCCGGAGGATGTTGACGAACAACGTCATCAGCAAACACCACTTAGCGGGGCCAAATACGATCCAGAGCTTGGGGAACTGCAGTTCTGGCCTTAGGAACGGGTTAGCCCAGCAAACTATATGCTTAGCCTGCTCGTAGTCGTGCTTGAAGGTGATCTCCAGGTGGGCCATCCCACCCTTTTGCTTTTTGATCGTGTAGTGATCCATAAAGCCCGACCACCGAGAGCCCTGCTTGTCGATCGTGATGATCACGTTGCGCTTAGCACGGCCCCGGAAGTTCATCACCCACTTGGCCAGGTAGTGCACCAGCGGAAGCTGGAGTACCGCAGTGCCGGTGTCGTTCTCGATGAACTCGTAGTCGATGTCCAGCCAGCCGGCGACCTCGCCCCGGAGGTTGAAGTCGCCGTCCCACAGACGAATCCGAGGGGGAGCAAGCCTCGCCTGCTCCAGCACATCCCTGCGCTTGAGGGTGTCTTGCCAGAGACGCTCGTGCTCAGCCCGCTGACTCAGGTCGTAAGGCGGGTACAGCGTTGGCGGTTTGATGTCCGGGACGGGAGGACCGGGGGCACCGATGTCCCCCCGGGCCTTGACGACCTTGTCGTACAGCGTGGTCGACTCTTCGAGAGTCGCCAGGCCGGGGCTCACTTGGGGCCTCCGCTAGGTCTGAATCCGAAGTCGGACTCCTCTTCCTCGTATTCGACCTCAGAAGCCTCCTGGGCGAGCTCAAACTGCCCTCCGGTGTTGCTTATCCGGGTCTGCAGTTCTAGCTCGTCCTCGGTGTACTCAGGGCCGAAAGTCACTACCGGATATCCGAATATGCGAAGGACGTAGATCACGGCTACTCCAATCCCCAAGGGCGAGACCACGGACGGGGGATGCGGAGCGTGATCATCTGACCCGGAGCACACCCGGCGACGGTGATCTCGAACTTCTTGTTCTGGGTGTACGGCGGAACCGGGTAGCGGAACCTGACACCGTTCATCCGAGCCCAGACCTGAGACCCGCTCGCAGAGGTGATCTGCTCGACCCGTGGGTCTGTGTCGATGACACAGTCCTCACCGATGATCAGACCGGGGAGCTGCAGACGTCTGTCGGCCTGCTCCTCGTCCTCGAACGAGTAGTCCGGGATGATCCACTGCGTGTAGGGGGCCTGGTCCCACGGGATGGCGATGCCAGGTGGGAAAGGCCAAGGCAGATCGGGGATCTGCTCCTTGGAGCCTGGAACCGTCCACTTCAACCAGATGTACTGGTCGGTGGGGTTCAGGTTGGCCACGTCGATCTTCAGGGTCTCCTGCGGCAACGTGGTGAACGCCGGGAAGATCCCGTCGACAATCGTCGGCTGGAACCGGGTGTCCCGCTTGGTCTTCGCGGTGTGGACGACGTCGTCTTCCCACCAGAACGGGTCCGCTGCGACCAGCGTCATCTTGACGTCGAGCACCAGACCCAGGTGGGGGTCGGTGTCGAGGTCTACCTCAGGGGCAGACCCCAGACGTACCTTCAACTTCCGGTGCCCGGACTCGGGTGTGGTGACGTGGATGTAGGCGTCCCGGTTGAAGGCGAGTGCCTTCCTCAGCGCGGAATCCCTTCCAGACCAAGGGTCATCCCGATCCGCGAGGATCAGGATCGCCAGCGTGATATCACGGCGCAGGATGCGGTAGGAGAGGAACCTGGCTCCCGGGAAGTTGCCAGGCTCCTCGTAGACCGTCTTTACGGGAGGGTCGAACAGACCCTTCACCCCGGTGCCGAGGTACATACCCCGGTCACCGGCATTCGGGCCGGCGATCGTGAACCACTCGCCGTTGACACCTTCGAGCTCTACGACGGTGTCGTCGTGCGTTCCGTATTGATTGCTCATCTACCCTCGTTAGGTGTCAAGTCGAGAGCGTCGAAAAACGCTCACCGACCGGCGTATTGCAGCGCCTTACGGTTCTGCTCGTTCTGCTTGACGGCCATCGCCTCGTCCACGGAGCTGACGTGGATGTGTGTGTCGTTACCGCCACCGGGCTTCGCCTGGTTACCGAACGCGCTACCGATCGACTTGGACAACTGCGAAGTCGCCCACTGGATACCGATGTTGGCGATCGTCGGGATCGCACCCTTACCGGAGATGCCCAGGTCCTGCTCGAACTGGTTGATGTTCGCCATAGCGAAGTTGGACCCGATACCCGGCAGCTTCTGGAGCTGCTGACCGAACATCTGACCGATGTTCGTGTCCTGCGGGGAGTTTCCCTTCTTGTCTGGGAAGAAGTCCTTCCCCAACTTGAGCTGATCCCTAAGGGTCTGCAGTTGGCGCATCTGATCGGTGATCGACTTGCGACCGGACTTGTCCTTCGGGTCGAGCGCATCGCGCTGGACCTTCAGTTGGTCGTACTCCGCACCGATTTCCTTCAGCTCATCGCTGATGTTCTTCGCCAGACCAGGGGTGGCCACACCGTTCTTCATCGCCTCGGAGACCCGACCAGCTAGGTCGGTAGCCCGCTGGATTACACCTTGGAAACCACCCTCCAGGCCCTGCTGGAAGCCCTGGGCTGTGTAGTTACCGATACTGGCGAATACCGTTGACGGTGACTTGATTCCAAGCTGCACCTTCGCAGCGCCCTCGACAGCAGAAGCCAGGTCCTTGGCAGCAGCTACGGCAGCCCCCTTGCCGGCTGTGATACCAGCGGCCATACCCTGGCCTAGAGCCTGTCCAGCAGCTTCACCCGCAGCCCTCAGCCCGGATAGGGCCTTGGTGACCTCGCCGGGGATCTTCCCGACTTCTGCGATGATCTGCTGCACAGCAGTCTTCGCTGCGTTCACCAATCCGTCGAAAGCACCTTGGGAGCCTGCGGTGACAGCCTGCCAAACCCCTTGCAGTTGCTGGGGTATCTGGTCGAACGCGGCCTTAATCTGCCCTGAAACTCCTTGGGCCTGCTGGGCAGCCTGTTGGGCTGCCTGCCCTATCCCAGAGGGGTTTTGTACGAACCCAGGGGCCACCGGCCCTGGGTTGAACGGGGTGGTGTCGGCCCCCGCCTTTGGGGTCGAGAACAGGTCTCCGAACTTTCCGAAAGGGTGATCCTGGAGCTGCTTGGATTGATCTTCAAACGCCTTCGCCCACAGGTTTCCGAACCAGTCGCCAAACTTACCGAACGGGTGCTTGAAGATGTTCTCCTGCTGCTTCTGGTCCGCCGGGTTGGGGATTCCGTTGACCTTCATCCACCACTCCGCGACGTCTATGTTGCCGTCGCCACCTGGGCCACTCCCCGGTTTGCGGTTCCAGCCCCACGGCTGGAATCCATGGGGCACGTTGCCGTTGGCACCAACGTGATTGGGGCTGAAGGGAGAGCTCGGGTCCAGCGCCGGAGTGTGCCCCTGCGGCAGCAGGTTCACCAGCTTCTCGATCATCGGTGCGATCGCGTTGAAGAAGTTCGTCAGGTCGGGCAGTGCCTTGGTAGTCAGATTGGTGATGCTGTCCAACGTCTGCTTGATGCTGTTCTGCATCTGGGGGTCAGCCGCCAACTTGATACCTGCGTCGAACAGCTTGCCGACGAACCCGACGACCGAATCCAACACCGGGCGCATACCCGAGATCGCTTTATCGAGAGTCCCGTCCGCGCTGATCTTCGAGACCCAGCCTGAGAACTTGTCTCCAAGCTCGTTGAACCAGTTGGCCAACCCGGGGAAGTGAGTAGACACCTGGGTGGCCAGGTTAACCAGTCCCGTCGTGAACGACGAGAAGCCAGGTGCTGCTGCGGAAAGCAAGCCGCCGATGTTGGCGAACAACGTGTTGAGCTGGTTGACGATCGCGGGCGACGTCAGCGTCTTGACCACGCCAGAGGCGACGTTGACCAGACCCTCGGCAATGCCGCGCATCGCCGTGGTAACCGGCTGAGCGACCGTGAGGAGCTGCTGAAGAACCGGGGTCATCCCCTTGGCGAAAACGTCCGATACGGAGTCTGTGAGCGCCTTGAGGGCGGGTCCCGCCTTCAGCTTCCCCCTCTTGTCTGTGGTAGCTAGGCCTGAGTCCTCAGCGGCCTTCTTGAGGCCACCGAGCCCCAGTGCTACAACGCCGATCGGTGCTACCACCGCTGAGAGCAGCGCGGGCAGCGATGCCAAGGCCGGGGCCAGGATGGCTAAGGCCGGGGGAGCAGCGACATGATCGCAATCAGGTTCGCCGGGGAGCCGAAGTTGCCAACGGAACCTAGCCTGCCGCCGAAACCACCGCCTCCACCGCCCCCTCCGAAGAGTCCACCGCCACCGCCGCCTCCACGGCTGCGGAGACGGTCCAGCAGCGACTTGTCGACGTCCACGTCGACCTTCACCTTGGTTCGGAAGCCGCTCAGCTCCTGGGCAATCTTGCCTTTGAGGTAGTCGGTGTTGACGTCTACCTTCACCTTGGCGCGGGCATCGGCCTCTTCTGCGGCAGCCTTGACCTTCTCGGCTAGGCCGTTCTTGTCAAAGTCGGCCTTTACCTTGACCTTTGCCTCTTCTTCTTTCTCGATCGCCGCCAGCTCGGCGTGCAGCTCACGCCGGAACTTCGAGGTGTCCGGGGTGACCTTGATCGAGATTGTGCCGACTACCTGTCCTCCAGCCATCAGCCACCAGCCGCCTTTCGTTTCTTCGCTTTCGCCAGCAGGGTTTTGGCCATGAATCCGAAGGAGCCTGGCTTGTCTTTGAGCTGCTTCTTGACCTTGATGTCGTCGGGGAGCGGATACGGCTCCGGCATCTCGGGAGCTTTACTGTCCGGGTCTCGGTTGGCGCTCAGGAACATCCAGTTCTGGATGGCCTGGAGGTCGATCAACCTCGCTGCCATGTACCGATCCGGTGACCAACCTCTGAACTCAGGCCCACCGCGCAGTTGCGCTACGAACGCAGACTCGATAGGCAGGTGCAGCACGTGCATCAGAGCCCACCGAGGGGAGAGGGGCTTGTCCTCCGAGAACAAATCCCGGAGGTCAATCCCGTAGTACTGCTTCAGATCCGGTATGAGATCCTCGCCAGCCTCGTCTATGAGGCGAGCGAGCTCTAGGCTTCCCCCGCTTCGGTGTCCTCGATCCATGCGTTCAGGACCTTGGTCATCAGGGCCACCTGGATGTGCTTGTCGTCATCGTGGAGATCGGACAGGAGCTTCGCGGGCTTGTCAGCCACCGCGTAGAAGATCTTCGAGATGATCTCGACAACCTTGTCCAGGCCCTCCGGGCTGTCGTCCTCGTAGTCCATCTTGGACAGCGCATCTATGCTGTCCTTCACCGTCTTACGGTCTTCCTTGGACAGCCGGAGGGTGGATTTCAGCTCGCACTGCGAACCGTCAGACAGCTTGATAGCGAACGGCTCGAACTGCTTTTGGTTTCCTCTCGGAGCGCCTGCAGGGTGAATACGTTGTTAGTCATTGGGTAGCGGACCTTTCGTGTCGGCGGGCGGTGTTAGAGGAGGAGCGGGCGGCCCGCCAAGGTGAACCCGCCCCTCCGGTCAAACAGACAGCGTTAGCTGTCAAGTACTACGCAGAACCCAACAGGTCCAGCGAGATCCAGTCGTACAGCCGGCGAGTACCGTAGTTCAGGAAGGTGGCCTTCACCGGCAGACCGGCGAAGTTGTCCAGCGGCATCTTGATCGAAGCGTCGCGGGAGATCTCAGCCTTAGAGGCGTAGAACCCGACGCGGGCGTCGCCGTCCACCAGGACGACGAAGACCGACTTCTCGACCGGGGTGAAGTTGCCGTCAACACCGAACACGCCGGACGTGTCAGCGGCGTCCTCACCGAAGTACAGCTCCAGCGAGTTGCGGTCGAACTGCTCCAGCGTGAACTTCAGCGAGTCCTCGGTCGGGTCACCAGACTCGACCTCGCGGAGACGCTTGCGCTGCCAGGTGCCGCGCATCTGCTTCTTGCCGCCGTCGAATCCGAACTCGGGCAGGTCATCACGCGAGGTGTGCCCCACGTTGACCCAGCCGTTCGGGGACGCCACCTGAGTGACGGTGACGGTCGGGGTCCCGGTGCCGGTAGCGGTGCCGGTGACCGCGAAGGCGGTGCCCATCTTGTCGCCGATCAGGGCGATCGTGAATCCATCGGTGTCGGTAGCCGACTCGCCCTTGATGTCGATGTTCCCCGGGCCGACGCTCTCCAGCGCCTCTAGGGCGTTCTGAACCTGCTCAGCGGTGGCCGGCAGGGTGATGTCAGCGGTGGTGTCTTCGCCGAACGTCAGGGTGAACTTGGTGGCCGTGTTGGTCACCTTGATGTTCCGAACGTCCGCTCCGAACGTGTCGGGGTCGAGGGTGTCCACCTGGCTCGGCGTCGGGGCCAGTGCCGCGACGTCGTTGATGAACACAAACCCCTGTGCTACAACCAATGCAGCGTCGTCATCGAGCGCCATGTGCGCTCTCCTTTCGGGTTGTTATGTGGTGGGTCGGGGCGGTCGTACCCCTAATTGGATAAGCCCCTGGACCCGCCAGGAGTCCTGGAACGGGGAGCCAAACTCGGTGGCTCCCATCGTTTCTTTTACTGACGACAGATACCCGTAGGGGGTCACCGTCTGCTTCCGAACGGCTGTGTACAGGGCCTCCAGGGCAACGTCGTACAGGTTTTCCGTGGTCGGGAGATCTACTACGTCGTAACAGGTCAACTCGATGACCGTTAGACCGAACTTCAAGGGGCGCTTCTCGTTACGCTTCCCGCCGAGTCGTTTGACGTTGAACAACGGGAAGTCCCGGTAGTCGATGTCCTCGGTCCAGGTGCCAACCTTCACAGCCCGGTCGTAGTCTGCGAAGGCGGCGTTCAGGATGGGCAGAACGATCTTCTGCGCCCGAGACAGCTTGGGCTTTAGGTCTGCCATCTCCTACTCCAATCCGAACCCGGATGCCTTGTGCAGGATGTACAAGCCCTCGGGCGCTTTGGTCTTCGTGTCCCCGTATCGGCCTCCTGGGCCGAACACACCGGACGGGTCGTGACCGAACTCGATGGCCATCGGGTTGGGTGCGTTGAGGTTGGCGAAAGCGTCAACCTCGCCTTGGCTGGAGTCGACGTTGGTCAGGTGGGAAGGGCCGACGATCTTGTGCCACCGGGTACTTGCCCGGGCCTCCTCGAGGAGGGCCTTAGCCGCTTCCGCGATGCCCCTGGCCTCGTCGTGGACCTTGCCTTTGACTTCTCCCAGGTGGGAGACGACGGTGTTCATCGCCTTCTCGCTGATGAGCTCGACCATCGCTAGGTCCGCTTGATCGTGTAGACGACGTGCCGCGTTCTGCGGGAGCTGCCGTATCGCTGTGCGTCACCGAAGATCTGGTACCGAGCCGGCCGACCCTGGGAGTCCAGCCCCCACTCGATGACAGCCTGCGCTCCGAGCTCTCCGTGCTCTGCGGTGAACGAGTTCGGGAAGCGAACGGTGTAGACCCGCTCGCTGCTGAACCCCTCGTCCTCCTGCTCAGCTAGACGGCTGGAAGTGCCCGACTGCCCTTGGATCTGGAAGCGGGCTACCGCGTTGATCCCCTCGGTGGAGGCCTTCGTGATGGTGTTCCCGTCCTCGTCGGTCCTCGTGACCTCCGGGTAGACGACGCAGGGCTCGAAGCTGGGGCTGCGGTCGAGGAGGCTCATCGGGCATCCGAGTGGATGTCGCCCGTCTTTTCGACGTTGTCCCAGAACTGATCCGGCTTGCCGGTGAGGGACTTAACGCCTGCGGGGCCTGTGATCCGCCAGTCGTGGACACACTTGTGGCCACCGGGAACATCCCACTGGCACTGCGTGGCGTCGACCGTGTAAGGGCCGACAACAATCGTGGCCATCAGCTACCCACCACCGGGAATGGTGCGATGATGAACATGCCCTCGTTGGTGACGCCCAAGGCGTCCCACTCGTCGGGCAGGATCTCCAGCTTCCCGGAGGAGATCTCCTGCAGAAGCATGTACTGGTAGTTCCCGTCACCCTCGGACAGGTAGCCCTCGGGGTTACGGGCAAGCCGTAGAACGGCTTCCGACTCCACCCTGATGACCTCTGCGAGGTAGTCATCGTCTTCGGCTCGGGTGTCGAGGTCGGAGATACGCCGCTTCAACATCCGCTCAGCATCAGCGAGCCGGGTGTTGATCAGCGTGGTAAGCGGAGCGTCGAGGGACTCGGGGTCCTTGCCCCAGCGCGCCGCTACGTCGTTAGCGTCAGCGTAAGTAGACACCTACACCCACCTCCCTCTAAGGCCCTAGAAGAGGAGGCCCCGAAGGGCCTCCCCTGTTAGGTGTCAAGGCTTACTTAGCAGTAAGCGTGGTGGTGGTGGTGGTGTCGGCCTTGGTAACAGCGGCAGACGACATCAGCGAGACAGATCCCGCCGTGGCGTCGCTGATACCAGCCAGGCCCGCAGCGCGGACATCGGAGATGCCGGCGTCGGCCAGAGCGGCGTTGACGTCGGCAGCCTTGATGCCAGCGGTGGACACGGTGATCGCACCGGTCTGCACGCCGTTCACGGTCAGCTTGGTGGAACCAGCGGTCCCGTTACCTGTCAAGGTGTAGGCGTACGGAGCCAGCTTCACGAAGGCCTCGGTGTCGTTGATCAGAACACCGAACTCGGCCTCGACCAGGATCGCCACCAAGTTGTGCTGCCACAGCGAGACGAGGTCGCCACCGAGGGTGACCGTGGCCTCGTTGCTGACCGAGTAGCTGATGCCACCGATCTGGCCCCAGACGACCTGCGAGAAGTCGCCGATGTAGCCGTAGACTCCGGTGCCAGCCTCAACCTGGTCCGACAGGAAGGTCGGACGGCCGATGATGCTGCCGGGGCGAACCGGCCCAGCCTGACCCGAGTAGGTCGGCTCGTTGAACAGCGGACGCCCGGTGCTGTCCACCGCGCCGTTCAGGATCGGCTCGGTGATGACGTCCAGCGCGGTACCGGTCCAGCGGTAGCGGTTGCCGTCCGCGTTGCGGTCGGCCGTCAACTGAGACAGCGCGTCGACCGACAGGTCCAGGTAGACGTTCGGGGCAGACCCGTGGGTCTTGGTCCCCAGCGAGTTGATCTTGCTGGTCTGGTCGAGGTACTTCCCGAAGGGGGAGCTGATCCCGTGCAGGACAGCGTCATCGAACGACTTGCCGATCGCTTCACCGACAGCCTGCTGCATGTGGGTGATGTAGGCACCCGGGTTCAGACGCACGACCTCAGCGGAGTCAACGATGATCGCCGCGATCTTGTGGGGGACGAACGACTGCATCGACAGCGCGCCCTTGGTCGTCGGCTTGGCCTCGGCCTCACCAACCCACTGCGCGGTGACGTTGGTCTTGTTGAAGTGCGGGATCTTGACACCGCTCGGGCCGAGGGGCACCTTGCGGGCAAGCTGCTGCACGACCGAAGTCCGCTGCGCCGCAGCGAAGTAGTCCTGAGCGAGGTCCGGGGTGATGAACCCCTCGAAGATTGCGTCCTTGGTCTGAGCGAAGTCAGCCTGGTCCGCATTAGTGGAGAATGCCACCTTAGTTTATCCTAACTTTTGCTTGAGCGCCCGCAGGAGCGGGTCACCGTTGAGGGGAGGGCTTGCGACCCTTGACCCTGGGTAGGGTCGAACGCCGGCATGTGGGCTGCGGGTGCAGCGAATCCACCGGCCAAGTCCGACAACGCTTTCGCCGAGGCCTGGACCTCGTCTACCGTCGAACCTTTGATGCTGTCTACGAACGTCTCGATCTTGTCCTTCGGCACACCGAGTTCAAGGGCAGCTTTCAGCTTCGCCACTTCGATCTCTTTGGCACCGATAACAGCCTGAGCCTCAGCGACTTTCACGTCTGCTTCTGCCTTCAGGCTGGCGACCGCTTGTTCGTGCTGCGCCTTCAGTTCGTCCACAATCGCCTGTTTGGCGGTGCGGTGCTTGGCTGCCTCGTCGCGGAGCGACTTGACGTAGTCCAAGCTGAAGGTCTGCTGTTCTCCGGCCTCCGGGGCCTCGGCAGCAGGGGTCGTGCTTTCGTTGTCAGACATGTTGCCCTTCCAGAGCAGTTGTTGGTACGGACCCCTCCAGGGAGTCTTTTGTGTTGGGCTACGCCGCTTCTGCTGTAGGAGCAGCGGCTGCGTAGTCAGCGGGGTTGATCTGGCCGTCGTCCAACGCCCTGCGAAGTGCGTTGAGAGCCCGCTCATTCGCGGTGAACTTCTTGCCCTTTTCTTCCCGGCTGTGTGGGTGCGATCGGGATCTTCGATCAGTTCCTCGTTCGCTTGCAGCGTTGCCTTTTTCCAAAGCTCCAAAGCTGCTTCTGATTCGGTCTTTCCAGGCCAGCTCTCGACTTTGAACACAGGGACGACCTTGCAGTCGCAGTTGGGATGCCACTGCTCCATGTGCCCGTCGATAGAGTCGAAGAACGCTTGCAGGTCTGCGCCTGCTTCGTCCCATCTCGCTTTGACCTCTGCATCGGCAAGGTCAAGACCAGCGCTGTCAGCGCCGAGATATACGGGGCCTCGGCTGATCAGCATCAGGCACCACGCGCAGGTCTCCCTGCCGGTGGCTACCCGAGCCCAGCCACGGACGACTCGCTCCTCGGGAGCTGTGTCTTCCGGCTTCTTCCCTTGCTCCTCGCGCTTGGCGACCTCCTGCTCCTGCAGCTCTGCAAGATCGGTGTCGTCCTCTACCGCGTGGATGATCTGTTGTCGGCCGGCGTTTTCCACCGCCCGGACGGCTTGCGCCGCTACCTGACCAACCGCATCCTGTGGGGATTCCGCCTGGGACATCCGCTTTCGGGCCGGCTCCATGTCTCGAATAAACGAGTCCATCGAGTAGCCTTCCAGGATGCGATCGTTCCTGGGTAGGTCAGGGTGGTGTTGCTCCCGCTGGGAGTCGTAGAACTGCCTAGCGAGAGTGGCCGACTGCTGACGATGAAACTCCACCTGCGGGTAGAGAAACGACAACAGCGACAACCACTCCTGGACGGTCAGCTTCGGATGAGCGAATAGCTGACCGAACGTCAGGGTGTACCGAACAATCGACGCCGAGATGAGAGCCTGTTGGGCCGCATACTCGTCGGGGTTCATGTCTGCGGGCTAGCCGTCTTGGTCTGAGTCGGCTTCGCTGCGGACGTTGGCTTGTCTGAGGATGACTCAGACGAGCCGGTGCCAGGCTGCTTTATAGGCTGCCCAGGCGCGTACAACCCTGCAAGCTGCAGAGCGGCGGATTCCTGCTTGTCCCAGTCCTGCATCTGCAGACGCTGTTGGACCGAGTAACCCATGTCGACCCGAGCCTGCTCCTTGGGGATCACACCCAAGCCGCCACCGTAAAGCTGAGCGGCAGCAGCCGCTTTCGAGGCGTACGTCGGAGTAGCCGGGTCACGCCAGATCGCTTCCATCTGGTAGTCGTCCGGTGTCAGGGACTGCATACCGCCGCCCATAACGGCCTTGGCGATACGCATAGCCTGTTCCCAGGCCCCGCCGAACACGCGAGCCTTCCGCTCGCACTTCATCACCAGCCGAGCCTCGGAAGACTCGATTGCCTCTGCAGACGCCGGGTTCTCGCTGGAGAACGACAGGTACTGCGGGGGCAGGCCGGTGTAGGCAGCAGCCTTGCGGTCGAGCTGATCCAGAGCGTCACCGAAGTTCCGCAGCTCTGCGGCTGCGAACTGGAACGCCTTACCCTCTGGGTCGGCGAACGCGAGAATCCTCGCCATGTAGGCGTCGTACTGCGACTGGCCGGTAGCGGGGTCCACGCCGATGTCCTGCGGCTTGACACCGAACAGCAACCGCTGCGGCACCGCCATCAGCTCGGCAGCGCCTTGCATGTCCATCAGAATCCGAGCTGCCGCGTCGGTGACCGACTGCAGCTCCGGGGTGATCTCCGACGTGCCATACACATCCGACAGCAGAGTCAGGTTCGGGACCGGCACCACCGGGACCACTCCCAGGTTGTGGGGGATCGTGATCGGGGCCTGCGCCTGGCCGCTGATATAAGGCCATGCGATGGTCTGCATCGGGGTGTACAGCGTGACGTACTGGATCTGCCCGTCCTGCGGGGTGCCTTCAGCACCCATCACCACTCGCACCGCCTGAGCGACCTGCCGGGTGTTCGGGTCGACAATCGCGTACAGCGTGTTGGCTGACTCGACTTGGATCTTCGGGATCGTCGGGTCCCAGTTCAGATCAATCTGCGGGTTGGGGGCTGCGATCGTGATGTACGACGAGCCCATCACCAGCGACTCGGAGAATCCCAGGATCGACTGGACATCGAGGTTGTTGTAGTCCCACCACGCCTGCAGGTCGGTGTCGGCCTCGTCTTGGCCTCCGAGCCGGAAACCCTCCAGCTTCAACCGCTCGGTGATCGAATCGACGTACAGCCGTGGGTATCCCACGTACGCCAGCAGCTTCCGCATCTCCTGCGGAACAGCGATACCGACCGCGTTCGGTCGGGCGTTCGACAGGTAGTAGTCCATCAACGCTTGGTTGTTCTGGACCTTCGCCTGGTACTGGCTGATCATCGCTTCCCGAGCAGATTCGGGGTCGACCGGCTGCAGGGAGGTCGGGTCGATCGGCTGGCCCTGGGGCTGCCCGTTGGGGGCCGTCATGGAGCCTCCTTGTTAGGTGTAAAGGTCAACGGATGATCACAACGCCGGTTTGGCGGTTCTTTTTGGAGACGAGGAAGTCGTATCGGCTTCCGAACGCAAGGACAGCGCAAACGGCGGCGTCGATCTTCTTGGAAGAGTCCTTCGACGCTTTCCTGATGCTGATCGCATCGAAAGTTGTTGGGTACCTGCGGGCGTTGAGGACATGCTGCTTCAGCACCGGGTGGGCGTCGTGCAGCATCTCTTGCTCCAGCACGGCGTCGAGGAACCTCTCGCAGTCGAACGCGAACCTCTTTGTCTGGCCCCTCATGTCGAACGCAACCGGTTTACCCGGCGATGCGGGGACCTTCAGGGTCCTGCGGAAGTCCTCGCTCCACTTGTCTACGTACGCCTCGAATTCCTTGACATCAGCGCGGAATCCGACGACGTCGTATCGCTGGAAGCAAGACCTGACGGTGGCGTCCACATCCTCCCGGGGAACCTCACCCTCTGGTCCTTTCTCAGGGTCCCAGTGTTTGATCAAGAACAGGCAGGCGTCTTCTACCCGGCAGGCCACCAGAGCGGTCCAGTCGTTGGACTTAGATCCGTCGAACCCCAGGGTGATCCGGTCTCCCGGTTCCAGCGGCCGGGGGCCACCCTTCGGGTAGCACCGGTTCCACTCGTTCGGCGAGATCCACGCATCCTCGTGGGCGTTCACCTGGTTGAGGAACTTGCGCCTCGACTCGGTGATCTGGTTCTTGGTGTCCAGGACACTCAGGAGGATCTCTTCCAGCGGAAGCCAATACGAGTCACCCCGAGCGACCTTGAGGCCCTCCATGAGCTTCTCGATGCCAGCGGCGTAGCCTTCTGGATCTTCCTTCTCCGAGGGGATCTCGGAGACTGGGGTGTCGGCCGGCGCTTCCAGCGCGTCGTACAACAGACCGACATCTACGGCGTTACCCGCCTGGATGTCGTTCCAGGAGTCGTAGACCCGCTCGGCCACGGTGTCGTAGCCGGGGATGTGCGCGTTGCAGATAGCCAGCTTCCGGGCACCCGGGATCTTGGCGACGTTCCCCTCGATGACGTCGTTCATCGCGTGGCCGTCGTTGACCTCACCGCTGGGGCCTGCGCCCCACCACTGGATCTCGTTCTCGATCACGAACGTCGGGCGGTTACCCTCCATCGACGCGGGAGAGGCTGTGACAGCTTCCATCTGACCGCCAGCGGCGGTGTACATCAGGAACTTGTGCATCTCCAGGCCGTAGGTGGCCTTGAGCTTCTCCGAGACCATGATCGGGAACAGCCGGAAGGTGTTCTTCGTCTGGTCCTGCGACACAGCGGCGATCTGAACCCAGGCCGCGTGGCGGGTCTTACCGACCGGCTCACCATTATCATCGAAGTGCGAGAACGCAACCGGGCCGCACAGTTCCACCAGCGCCAGGGCTGCGATGAGCGGGTCTTTTCCCGCACCCTTCATGCGTCTAAAGCAGCCCTCGCGGTAAACGTAGCTACCTCGCTCATCAACCGCGTACCACCACAGGATGAACCTGACCTGCTCATCGGTGGGGATGAAAGCCTTTTCACTGATCTGGCTACCCGCGTCCCAGAACGCCAGCAACATAGCCATGCGAGCTGGGTCGTCGTGTCCCCCTGGGGTATTCACATACTCCGAGAGCCATTCGAGGACACCCCATCCGAGTGTCTTCTCAGGTAAGTACCAGTCCCCGTCTACCGTCTTCTGCCAAACCGGGCCAACCATGTGAGGCGGCTGCGGTGCTAGTTCGACCACAGCCACCTCCGTTAGTTGTCAAGCTACGCGGACGACGTGGTCTCCCTCTGCCATCCACACGTATTCTCTCTCGGTGCCGTTTGTGAACTCTCTACGAACCTCGATAGGCGCTATACAGCCTTTGTAGGAGGTCATAGAGTTCTCCTGCACATCGGACCACCACGACCAGAACGACTGACGGATAAGGTCTTTATTAGCCTTCTCGGCCTTATCCGGAAGCCCCAACGCTTCGATATGCGTCAGCATCTTTCCCAGCATCTTCTGAGCTAAACCGACGTTTACCGGAAATAGGTAGTCGTCTGGGTCCTTGTTTACGTCTAGCTTCATTCTGTTTCCTTAACTTAACCTTGACTTTGGTATTCAGTTGTTAGGACAGGAGGTTCCTGACCCACGCCTTTCCAGGCTCGATGTCGTACGGCGAGTAGTGCGGGTTCGGGTTGTCAGCGAGGAACACAGCCCCGCTGACGATCGCCTGCACCACTCCAATACCGAACGTCAGCAGCTCAAAGTAGTTCTGGGTAACGAGAGCGCCCATCTGCGCCAGCAGCTCCGACACAAGACCGTAGGGGTTCGAGAAGAAGTCCCCTCGTGCCACGGCCTCGTAGATCGAGGCCTTCAGTTGGCCCTTCAGGTCGTCGGTGTTCTGCGCGAAGATGTCCCCCTTACGCCAGACCTCGTAGACGCTGTCAGGCTGCGGGTAGCAGCCGTCCAGGCCGAACCGCTTGTACGGGTCGAGGCCGTGAGAGCCGTCCTTGATCGGGCCGGAGTTCTTGGCGCGACACGGGTTCCCGTAGAACAGGTAGCCGAGGACGTCGTCCTTGCGCCACTCCAGGTCCCCACCGGGGCTGAAGTGCTGCTCCATGAAGTCGTACAGCACGATCATGCCCTGGCTGAACCCGCCGAGGATGATCGGGGTCCCAGCCGGAGACGGAACTCCGTTGTCCTGGACCGTCTGCGAGAGACGACGAGCGAGCTCGTCAACACCGCTCTGGTTGTCGAACGGGATGGCCCCGTTGTTGTAGCCGGTCGGCAGGTGATGGCAAAGGCCTTCTGCCTCAAGCTGGGTGAACGTGTCAGCCACCGGGCCGGCGAACATGTTCGACATGTGGCCCTCGACCGAGAAGGCCAGCGGGGTCTCGATGTACCCCGACGCCTTAGCGGTCTGGATGTTGAAGTGCCCAGTCTGGTTCAGGCCCAGGCGGCGCTGCATCTCTTTCGTCGCTGCCTCCGACGCGGCGTCGAAGACGCCGGTAACCGGGGGAGCGTAGAACGAGTACGCACGCCGGAACCACTGCTGCCAGCGGGTGATGTCCGGGCCGGTTTCACCCGGCATGAGGGGGAAGTGCATCAGAACAGTCCCTTCAGGATGTTTCCGATAGTCGGGACTTGTGCTGTCAGGTTGGCGACGATCTTGGCCGGGAGAGTCTCGACCTCAACCGAGATGCTTTTCACCGCTTCGGCAATCGCGTCTTGGATCAGCTTCTCCAGCTTGGGCTCCAGCAAGGGCCAGATCTGGTTGAAGATCCACTTGACCATCAGGAAGCAGCCTTCTCAGCGTCGAGCCACGCCAGGATCTGGGTGTTGGCCCGGTTCAGCGCGATCGGGTCGCACTTCTCCAGGATCTTCTGGGCTAGAGCCTTATCCGCGTCCCGCCCGGGCTCGTCGGTCTGGGTGACCGCGTACAGGTTGGTGATGGCCTGGGTGTCGCCGTACTCGACGGCGAGCTTCTCGGTCTGCATCACATGGCCGAAGGCGTCGGCGTTCCAAGCGAACCCGGCGCAGGTGTCCACCTCGCCCTGGTGCGGCCAGCGCAGCGGGCTGCGGGACTCGCGGCGGAAGCCCGAGATCTGTCGGACCAGGTCCAGCAGCTCTGCCTGTTCGTCGGCAGTCAGTGCCATAAAGGGTCCCTCTTCCTCTTGGTTCAGTAGTTGGAGCAGCGCATCGCCTTGGGCGAGCGCCAGATTCCAGCGACGGGTGCGCTCGTCAAGGCCGTTGGTGCCGCCGTTGATCGCTCGGGTCACGCCGAGGATGTCGCCGTTATCGCAGAGCGAGTTGATCTGCGGTCGGGCGACGGTCCAGTACCACGCAGCTCCTACGCCGGCCCACTTCTCGTCGGACAGCTCCGCAGGGTTGTCCACGAAGTACGACGACGTCGGGACTAGGCCCTTGCCGAACGCCCACTGCGAGAACAGCCCGTAGTTGTGCCGTCCGGTGATCTGAATCCAGGTGCGTCCCTTGAAGCGGACTCCGTCACCGGGGACGGTGTTACCGAGGTCTGCTCGGCCCTCGTACTCGGCACCGGAAGCGAACTCCTCGGTGGTCGAGAACCCGGCGCTCTCCTCGCCTGTCTGGGCCAGGAACATAGCGATCCGGTTGACGTTGGTGCATTCGGCCGCTGAGAGGCCCGCTGAGACAGCGGGAAGCAGTTCGGTGGCTCTGTCTAGGGACAGCCCTGTAGCAGCCGCCAGGACGCTCTCAGCTCCAGGAGCGGGCGGTTCTGGCGTCTGCACGACAGGGGGTGCTGGGTCCTCGGCTGGGGGAGACGTCTCCTCGACCACAGCGGTCGAGTAGGCGTAGCCCTTCGGCGGGATCAGCGTGGCGAGCTGGTCGAACGAGACCCAGTAGCCGAACGGCTGGAATCCGGGGTCTGCGACCCAGACGGCTCGCAGCGTCGGGTCGTCGTCGTAGCCCATCAGCGGGATGTAGTGGTAGACCGTGCCGCCGCCGTAGGACGGCGAGACAGAGCCCTTCACACCCTTCGGGTAGTTAGACGGAGGGGCAACGATGTTGGCCACCACACCGTGGCCCGAGTTGATCGACTCCACGATGTGGTTCCACAGCGCGTTCTTCTGCGCCTGGGTGGGCGGGTCGTCGGGCATGTGGACCGACTGGTAGCCAGCCTCGGGCAGATACTTGTTCAGCACCGGGACGATGTTGTCGACGTCGTTGGTGCCGTCCTCGGTGGTGCCCTCCTGCGGGATCAGGTCGTCCTCGGAGACGATGACTCCCCGGCCGTTCAGCACCACCTGGGTGCTTGCCGGCCCGCAGTCCCAGCTCTTTTCCTGGGGGCTGACGGTGTGGTCGTACTGCAGGACGTGTTCCGTCATCGGTTACTCTCCGTTAGGTGTCAAGTTTGTGGGCAGTTTCAGTCCCGACCCAGCAGGGGAGACGTACGATGGCGAACTATGACTGTCACCGTGACGGGGCCTACCGGGTTTGTAGGTCGGCAGATTCTCCGATCCCTTCTGGAAAGGGGCTGCCGGGTTAAGTTGCTAGCCCGCGACCTAGACCAGGTCCCGCGTGGTGTCGAGGTTGTTCAGACCCGAGACTTGTTCTCCGAGTCACCAGAGCTTCTGAGGTCTGCGCTGAAAGGCTCTGACACGCTTATTCACGCAGCGTGGTACGTCGAACCCGGCGAGTACCTCACTTCACCGCTCAACCTGGGCTGCCTGAGCGGGACTCTTCAGTTGGCCCAGTCGTTCAAAGAGGCCGGGGGTAGGAGGTTCGTCGGGATCGGAACCTGCGCTGAGTACGACACCGACGCGGGGTTGTTGACCACCGAGACCCCGCTAGCCCCCACCACGCTGTACGCAGCCTGCAAAGCTGCTGCGTTCCAGGCACTCAGTCGCTATCTGGACGACTTCGCTTGGTGCCGTTTGTTCTACTTGCACGGTGAGGGGGAGCGCGAGCGCCGGCTAGTTCCCTACATCCGCAGACAACTAGAGCTCGGCGAAGAAGTCCTGCTCACCAGCGGTGAGCAGGTTCGTGACTTCCTCGACGTAACCGAGGCGGGGCGTCTGATCGCCGACGCCGCCCTGTCCAATCGGCAAGGCCCTGTGAACATCTGCTCCGGTAAGATGCAGACTGTCCGATCGCTGGCCGAGCAGATCGCAGACGAATACGGGCGGCGAGACCTGCTCCGGTTCGGGGCAAGGCCGGAAAACACGTTCGACCCGCCCCTAGTGGTAGGTGTGCCTTAGGGGAGCGGGGTTACCGCATTAGGTGATCTTCCAGCTCCGCACGCGGGCGCGCAGGGTCTTTCCCGAGAAGTTGGTGGCACCGACGCCTAGTCGAGTCGGGGTTCCCAGGTAAGCCGTGCGAGACTCGGAAGACCCGATCTGGAACCATCCCACACCGTCGATCGAGCAGAACCACGAGAGGTTAGTTCCGTTGTCCACCAGCCGGAACCACTTCGGGAACCCCGTGAATCTCGCAAGGTCCGTGTAGCCCAGCGTGCCACCGAATGTGGATACGGTGGCGAACTTCACGGCCGACACAAACTTCAGCAGCGAACTGGCCGTTCCGGCCGAGTCGATGCCGCCACCGGGGCCGAACGTGATCAACTTCGTCCCATCGGAGACGGTGATACCGGCGTGCGCCCAGGTGCCCGCAGCGGGGTCGGTGGACACATCAATCAGGGCAGTGAGCGTGAACGGTGTTCCCGGATAAGCGATGTACTCGTATTGGTAGTTACCGCTGGAGCCGACGCTCGGGACGGTGAACAACATCGAATCAGTGTCCTGCGCAAACGACGAACCCGACTGCAGGTTAACCGCAGTCCAGCCGGAGGATGGGGGTCGGCCAGCGAGCCAGCGAAGCCCCCAGCACGGATCTTTGTCCATGTCGTTCCGTCGCTTCTGTAGATTGCGTCGGAGTCGGTGCAGAGGTAGTGCATACCGTTGTTGTTGGCAGAGGCAGCCGGTCGGCTGGCGAACGTGCCGGATTGTGTTCCGGCGTTGAGCGCTGCGCCAACCGCATTCAGGTAATCGGAGTCAACCTCCATCCCGATGTTGTTCTGCCAGTTAGTGGCGAATACCATTATGTTCCTTAGAGGTCGAATATCTTGCCGTCAGGGAAGATGACGGTGATGTTGCTGCCGTTGAGCGTCACCGGGAGGTTGGACCCGTGGTCAAACTTGTGGATCAGCCGGGACGTCGCATCAGATCCGGTGTCGATGATCAGGATGAGCAGCTCCGCAGAAACAGGGCTACCCACAGACCCCGGATTGTCCGAGAAGGCAATAGGATCTGCCCCGAAAGTCACTCCGGTTATGGACTTTCCGGTTAACAGGTCAGACGTGCTCTGCACCGCCCCCGAGGGGATGTCAGCCAAGAACTCGTCGTTGTCGATGTCCGGCGTGTACAAGTCCTTGTCGACAATCACAAACCTGATTTCGCTGGATAGAAGGTCCACGTCGCCGCTGTAGGCGGCAACGCGGGCCTTGGCGTATCTTTCGTTCAACAGAACTTCCTTAGACGTAGAACGGAACCTTCAGCGGCACAGCGGTGTTACTGTCCTCGTCGCCGGGTTCGTGGTAGACGTACACAGCCGGCTCGTAGCTGGCCGATGTCGAGGTGGACGTGTCTACCCGGATGATCTGATCCTGGAGTTCCGCTGTCTCAGGGAACATCTCGTAGACGATCTTGTAGAACAACGTGAGCGGATCGCCGTCCATGTGGTTCATAATTGCGGCGATCACGTCGCCGTTAGTCGGGTTGACGAACACCACCGAGTGGTAGCCCGCCAGGTTCCCGATCCACCCGAGCCAGACGCCCCACTGGATTACACCAAGGCCGAAGCCCATCCACCCTGGGCCGTTCGAGCCTGAAGGCTCGTAGGTCAGGTAGGTGACGAAGTTCTCGTCCCTGAGTTGCTTCATCTCGGCGCTCAACATCGGAGCGCTGCCCAGGACCTCGCCGAACTTGACGAGGTCTGCGATGGTCCCGTCGATGGCACCAGCAGCGCCGCCGTAAGACGGGTTGACCGCAGTCCATTCGACCTCGGGGGTCGTCGGGTAGCCCAGCACCGCAGCGAGGAACGCGAAAGGCCCCAGGAGCGCTTGGATTGTCGGCAGAGCCAGGTTGGTTGCCCAACCCCGCGAGTACGGGGCAGTCATGTAGATACCGGCTGGCCACTCAGTTTCGTTGAGAGACTGGGGGGTCAGAAGGTCCTGCTGGATGATCGTCTGGATGTCCCGACCTGAACCGTGTTGCGCGTCAACCCACTCAAGGATCTTCCCCAGCAGGATGTAGTTGCTGTTCGAGTACGAGGACTGCGTACCAGGCTCGTAGAGCGGTGCGTAGCTTCGGATGTAGGGCATCGGGTCGAACGCATTCACCGTGCTCGACGGCAGGAAGTAGATCTGCTGGACCGCTGGGTCCTGTTGCAGGTAGTCCTCGATGCCCGACTGCATCTGCAGCAGGTGCTTGATGGTGATCTTGTCGCCGTTGGCGACCCCGTCCACGAACTGGCTCAGTTTGTCATCGAGCGACAGGGTTCCTGCGTCGATCTGCGCCAGCACCAGCAGAGCTGTGTACATCTTGGTGACGCTGCCGTAGCGCATCTTCTGGTCGAGTGACAGCGTGAGCCCCGCAGTGCGGTCCCCGCCGTACGCCCGGTAGAAGTCGTAGTTGGTAGTTTTGATACCGACCAGGCAGCCGTCCACCTTGGTGTTAGGTGTCAAGGCGGCGGCCACAAAACCGTCAATCGCACTCTGCGTGTCGGACGGGAGGACTCGGCTTGCCTCGATGGTCGACCTGGTTTGGGTTCCGTACTTCGCCGACTCAACACCGCTACCGTTGACGAAGGTGAACGCCAAGACGTAGTCAGTGCCGCCCGTCAGTCCGGTGTAGGTGTAGACACCGTCCGCGTCTGGCGTGGCAGTCTTCTTTACGTTGTTGGCGTAGAAGTTGTACCCGGTAGGGGTGCCAAAGCCTGACTCGCTCGGGGTGCCTTCGGCTTTCACCGACAGCGTGGTGTCTGTTGCCCCGACCAGGCTCATCGACGGAGGGGCGGGGGAGCGTCGGCTCCAACAACCTTGAACGGGACCGTATAGGGCACTTGGTCGTTTGGCGGTGTGGGCTCCCAGATCACCTGATCACCTACGCTGATCTTGGCGACAGAGGAGTCCCCCGCAGTGACCGCCTTCAGCGGAGCAACGGCCTGGGAGACTGAGATCGCCATGTGCTACGCCTCCAAACGGAAGTAGATCGTGGTGGGGTCTGGTGTTTCGATCGCTTGGAAGTCGTCCTCGCTGAGGGCGTCGAGCTTCCACGCAACAGGGGTCCCGTTGGAGTAGCCGGTGACTAGGTTGGTCGGCTTGTCGGTGATGCCGTCCCAGGTGGTGGCTCCCGGCTCCCCGGGGTCGCCCTTCTCGCCTTGAGCGCCGACGAGGCTGTCCAGCCACTCTTCCTCGGTGCCCTCGAAGCCGTCTGCGACCGCAACCTCGTACGCGGAAGCTCCAGGGGCTCCCGGATCACCCTGAAGACCTTGTTCGCCCTGCAGATGAGCTCCGTGGCCCTCGTCAGGCCATGCCGAGCCTGACCAGATGTACAGCGCACCCTCGTCTTGCACCCAGACCGACCAGCCGGAGTCATCCGGCCCCTTGTCGCTGGGCAGCGCGGCGTAGTTAGCGACAGTCTGGTTGATCTGAAGGCCGTCGCCTTTGTCGCCTTTCGGCAGAACGAGATTAAGCGTCTGAGACGGCGCGGTACCGGTGATTGTGGCCTGGGCAGTGTCACCCCCGGTGACCGTTCCCACGGTGAGGGTGTTGGCCGGCCCGGTGTCGCCGGGATCACCTTTATCGCCTGGGTCGCCTTTGTCTCCCTTGGGGAGTACGAGGTTCAGCTCCTGCTCAGGGGCTTCTCCGGTGATCGACGCTTCAGCGTCGTCCCCTTCGGTGACCGTGCCGATGCTGAGGGAGTTCGGAGGACCGGGCGGGCCGGCGGGGCCTTCGTCTCCCGGGTCGCCCTTGGGTCCCTCATGCCCGGGGACAGAGCCGAGCAGGGTCGTCACCGAAGGGTCATCGGTGGGATATCCACGCAGCAGCAGCATTACGACGCCTCCTTGACATACGCATCGGGCATCTGGACCTTGACGAAGCCCTCGGCGATCGGATCGCCGCCAGCCGCTTCGCCTTCCGGCAGGAACACAAGCTGAAACTTGGTGTTCGCAGCGATCTGGTCGGCGGCTTCGCTCTCGACCTTGAGATGTGCCAGCGTCTCGTTGATGTCGAAGATCCACTTGGTGACCGGAGCCCGACCGGGGTCGAGGATCTCGACCGAGACGGACGGGGTGTCGATACCGGTCAGCGACGAGTCGTCCACCGAGAGTGCGGGCTGCGGCTGCAGGCCCAGCTCCCCGATGAACTCGACGGTGTACTTGTGGACCCAGTAGAAGTTCACGTGCAGCACGTTGAACACGCCGAGGAAGTCCGCTACCGCGTCGAGCGCGTTGGTGATCGTCGTGGAGGTCACGTCGACCACGAAGGTGATCAGACCGACCTCGTCAAACGAGCGGTTCGAGGTGACCTTGACGGTCAGGTTCAGGTTGTCGTGGATCGTGAAATCGACGGTGACGCCGAGCAACCCGGCGAACGTGTTGTACAGCGATGTCAGCGTGGTGTTCAGCGTGTTGACGAGTTGCTCGGACAGGACGTGGCCCGCGTTGAGCGTGAGCTCGACCTCCCAGACCGGGATCAGCGACGACGGGTGGACCTCCACGTTGCCCGCGCCGATCGTGGGGATGCCTTCCAGCGCATCGGTGATGTCGCCCGAGAGGTTGTGCGGGTTGTCTGTGACGTCGTTGAAGTCGATGGCGGGGGACCACTGGTCCTTGAAGCCGAGGATGTACGTGCCGCCTGTTGCCTGGGTGACGGTGACCTCTTGCAGCGCGTTGGTCTCGCCCCGAGTCTGGAGCTCGAAGAACAGATCGCCGGCCGGGAAGTCAACCGGCTGCGGTGGGGTGCTGCCGTCGAGATTCTCGAACGACCACTTGAAGTCTCGACCGCGAGTCAGCACGAGCTGATCCGTTCCGAGGTTTACACCGATGTACGACATCGGTCTCCTTTCCGGGTGGTATGGCGGGACTGGAAGGCCGCCCCGGGGCAGGGAGCGCGGGCAGCGGGAGCAGGAGAGGAGCTGCTCCCTCGAAGCGTCGGCAGCGAAGCTGCCTAGCGGCGCGCTCAACCCGCCCCAGGGGGCGTATTCGGGGCTCTAGCCCCGGTTTGCGGCCTCGTCCAGCCTTTGGCGGTAGAGGGCCGAGATGGGAACGACGGCTGCGTCGCCGGCCGTTGCGTTTCGCTCGACCTCGATACGCAACCTTCGGCGATCGCCTTCGGTCAGCAGGAGCGAGGTCAGCATGGATTCCACGGTGGCGAGCATCTGAGCGCTCGGTTTCGTGCTCCACATCAGTTTGTTCAAGAAGTGCAGCGTTATTTTCGCTTTCGACCAGTCGGTCGGCTCGAAATACTTCTTCTGAGCCGACTTTTCATCGACTCGTAGAGCTCAGTCACAAAAGGGTGACAATCCGGGATATTCAACGGTGGAATTTTGACGGGACCGATCGCGGTAACTTTGTCAATTTCCATGTCGGGCGCATTACGCCTAACACGTTCTTCGGATCTCTTCGGAATAGGACCGGTGAGTCCTCCAGCCATTTTTGCCTCCTGGGCTCAATAAGCGAGCCCCAGGCTCACCGTTGCCCAGGGTGTCGTTCCGGTGGTCTTTTCCGCTGGGCTGCTAATTTCCTCCGCCGGGCTACACCCTGTCTGGAGGTTTTCCACTTGTGGTGATCCGAGCACAGCGCCGCAAGGCGGCTGTGATCGTCTCGATCGCCTGTGTGGTCGACGTCGGTCGCCCGGTTAGGGCACCCGGGCTTCGAGCACCGGTAGTTGGCATCCCGCAGCACCCGGCTGCGGATCGCCGGCCAGTCCGGTGGTAGCTCGGCTCGCCTGCGTGAGGTGGTGTTCCACAAAGCTGACCACCCCCTTTAGGTAGGAGGCAGCGCTGTAGCGCTGCCGACTGTTCCGAGGCCCTCACTGTCGGGCCTCGGCCAGCGATCAGTGATCGCTGGTTGAATATCCCCCTCAGCGGCTTAGGAGCCGCTTCTGGGGAAGGACCACGAGGCAGAAACGAGTGGGCCTTCCGGCCGTGGGGCCTGCAGGCCCCCTCTAGGGGAGCGCCTGTAGGCGCTCTTGGAGAGCGAAGCGAAGACCGCCCTCGGTCGGAGCTTCGCTCCTCCCTCGGGTGCCTCCTTAAATGGTTCCAAACTCTTTACCCCTCTAACCAATAATGGGTTCCAAAATTCTGGCCACAGGAAGTGAGACCCTGATTTAGTGACAAAGCTCACACTGGTTCCTGTCAGCCTCAGATTGGAACCCACTATTGGGTGTACGGGGTTTCACCAGGGTCGGTGGGAGCCTCCAGCGGACGCCGATCCGGGCCACCGAGACCATTTAGGCCTCTGACCAGGGCTTATCGACTTTCAAACCCGTACAGGAGGTCGGTGGCGCATAACCTACCGGTCACCATGCACGGGGGCGGGGGTACCCCACCCGGGTACCTACCCCAAGCCGGCACGCCGGCACCCACCCAGGAGGGCCAGCACGCGGCAGGCGTGCCCACACAGCGAGCCCACCCATGCCCATACACCCATGCCCTACCTACCCCACTACCCCTGCACCCACACCCTGCCTAGTGCCCTACCCCTGTGTGCCCCTGTGCCCTACGTACTAGCTCCTACCCACACCAGGGCCTAGCCCTGTGCTCCACGTACAGCACAGGCCCATACAGGCCCTATATACGGCCCCTACCTGTGGGAACGGACTAATTTGCGATTGGTGCTTGACACGTAACACCATTCGGTGTAGCGTCTGTGTTGTTCGGCTGGTACAGCGAATACGGAACAACTACACAGAGCGGGACGAAAGTCCGATCCGGTGAGGCCTTGACAATGTGGCCTTTATGGGAGCAACCGTCGAATATCGACCAGCCGAATATGATTGCTTGACAAGTAACGGCCCGCAAGGTATGGTTTCAACTACAACTAAACGAGCAAGACCTTCGGCAGACGGCGTGGCGCAAGCTTCCCCGACCGGAGTGCAAATCCTTCATCGCCGGTAAGGCCCGGTTCGAGATGGCTAGGGGCTCGTTGTTCATACAGCTTTTGGGTAGCCGCTGGCGGGATGGAATGATCCTCGCGGCGCTGGGCAAGCCGACAAGGCTTGGTTCGGGTTCGGGTTCGATTCCCGACTACCCACCAGCCAGATCGCAGACAGCGATCGGCGTTTGTGATTGGAAGTGAACGAGCAATGACGCTCGTGATCGTTCTCGTGACGTTCTTCATCCTCATGGCGCTTGGCGCTATGGGCTTGAGCGTTGCCTAGCGCTTGACAACTAACGGTTGTCTGCGCTCAGAAGCGTCCGGGGATCGTTGATCCCCGAAGCGAAGGCTTGACACCTAACGTAGTGAGGCATGATGCGCGTCTACATCGCAGAGCTCGGCGCTTGGTACGTCAAGCGCGGGAACAACGTCGTGAGGGAGAAGAGATGACCGGGACGCTGCTCGCGGTCGGGCTCGTAGCAGTTCCGATCGGCGGAGAGCTCGTAAGGCTTGGTATCCAGCGATTGAGAGGAAAGGCATGACGACAGGCAAGGTTAGAGCGATCGCTGCGGCATCGCTGATCTTCTTCGGCATCGCGGACACGGCTAAAGCTTTGGCTGATTCTGGCGAAGAGAGCTTGAAACACGATGGGACATCGTTCGTCCAACAGGCGGATGGTTCGTACCTACACGTGGACGACAAGACGCACCAAGCCATCACCGAGGACGACCCTCGCTGGTCGTGTGTCGATGACGGCAACAAGGTTTGCGGTCCCGGCAACAGCAACGGAGTACCTGCCGGCTGCTATGACGACGGCGGAGTGTTGGTCGCTGAATGGCCCTGTAAGGCATGGTCACCTGCTGACGGGTACTTGCACCCTAACGGGACCAGAACGTTCGTCAGCGTTGATTCTGACCCCCGATGAGTACATCTACCAAGCTGGACACACGAACTGAATAGACCGGCCCCCAAGAGAAGAGAGGCATGACATGGACCCAAACGAGGCATTACAGGACATCAGAAACGGCTTAGCGAACTACTTCGCCAATGGCATAGATGTGGACCTTGACCACATCTTCGACCGGGTCGAAGCGTTAGACGAATGGCTGTCTCGCGGAGGCTTCCTTCCTGATGCCTGGCAACGCTAAGGCTTGACAGCTCACAGACCGCCCCCAATGGTTGCCTGATCTTCCCCTCGGAGACTCACTGGACTCTGAGACTTGACAGGTGGCGCGTCCGATTCGCGCCGGGGGCTCAAACTTTGAGAAAGGCAACGTTCGATGCCATATCGGCCAAGTTCCTATGACAAAGAGACCATGCGGGCTTATCAGCGTAAGTGGATCGCTGCCCGCAGGGCTGCGTACTTTGCGGACAAGCTATGTGCCCATTGCGGGTCCGCTGAAAGGCTTGAGCTGGATCACATCATCCCAGAAAGCAAGGAACACAGCGCGATTTGGAGCTGGTCTCAAGCTCGCCGAGATGCGGAGCTGAAGAAGTGCCAGGTTCTATGCCACGACTGCCATCAGGCGAAGACAACAGAGGAACGGCGGCAACGTGTTCGCCGATCAGCCTGTGCAAAGGAACGAACTCGACGCGCCCAAGTAGCGCGAGCTCGAAAGTGCAGAGACTTGACAACTCTCGGAAAGGTTTGACATGGACCCAGAGGACGAGGAGTACACAGCGGTTCTCGACTACTCAGGTTCACCCGCTGACTACGTAGACGAGGACATGAATTACTGGCCCATGATCCCGGCCAGCTTCCTACCGCGAAAGGCTTGACATCTAACGGAGGCATGATGACCTTCAACTCGTGGAAGCAGGATGTGAACCTGATCATCCGGCTGGTAACAGGTTTTTCAAGCCGGCGATGAGGAAAGACTCTATTGATCTGCTGGGTGGCGTCGTCGGCCCCAGCCGACTAGCTGGAGCATCTACTAATCGCCACGTTATCGGTACTCAACAGGAGATGACATGGGCATATACAAGCCCGCAGAACTAATCGAAGCGTTGCAAAAGCTCCCGCAGGACTTGCCCGTCTACGTTGCCGCGTGGGACGACTCCAAGGAGGTCTGGGTGCATGAGCCTCTGTGGACGGGCACGGCTCAAGTCCGCCGCGTGAACTACGACATGCCCCACATAGGTGGCTACTACGGTTCAGCGGTTGTCTTAGGACAACAGAACGACGACTGACGTAAGGCTTGAAGTTATCGGCTCTCAGACCCAACCAACGGCGACACGGACTCAGAAAAGAGAAAAAGAGATGAACACCTTGACACAGGACGGCTCAAGACAGGGTGTCCAAAGTCACTCACCCGGGGATCGAGACGCCCTAGCGGCTCGGCTCGGGCTGACGAGAGAGATGCTCTCATAGGAATGAAAGCCGGGGTTTCGGTCCCGGCTGGGGGCAGTTCCAACCAGTATCTTAACTACTCTGATCAGGCAGTTTGAGTTTTTCATACCAAGAGTTGGAAACCGCCCCCGGATGTCGGCGGGTGGTGCAATACTCTGCCCATGCAAACAATTTGCATAGTCTTCCGACGGGGGTCACCGGGCCTATGAACGGCCCTGGGAAAGGGGTTGGTCACCTTGACCAATAACACATTGACAACTAACGTGGGGTGCCGCATTGAACGACACCCAATCTCCGACAGGAGACGAAAATATGGACAGCAACAACAAGCTGACGCTTGCGATCATCGAGGCCTTAAAGAGTAAGGGCCTCAACCAATCTGAGATCGCGGAGAGGTTTGGCGTGACGCGCCAGTACGTCTCGTGGATCAAGCACACGTACGGCGGTCGGCTCACCCCGCGTGAGCAGATCATGCAGGAATGGCCGTTTCAGGTCCCGGTAAGGATGGGCAACACAGGCCCGTTCAAAAGGCTTCGGGACCACGGCGAGTTCGTCGCAACCAACGGTATCGGGATGAGCCACGACAAGCTGTCGAGGCTTCGCGGGTGGTACAGAAAGCTTCGAGACGAGAACCTCGTCGTGGAGTTCGACCCTAGCATCCCGCCGATCGAAGGTGTGAGTCCAGTTGGGGGCTGGGCCTACCGCAAGCGCAGGAAGTCTGACGGCGACCTACTCATCCGGGTGAACAAGCACACCCGTCTAACTGAAAAAGGAAGAATGATATGGCGTTTACCGCTGACCGATCCGTAAAGAGAGTGATCCAGTGCCTCTACAAGTCATGGCCCAGGCCCTCAACCTACCCGATGCAGTCACCAGACTCAACGAACCTGGATGGGCCTTCGCCCAGACCGTGAACCTCGGGACGTCGCAAGGCTTGATCATGTGGAGAATACCCCTGGTACGAGATACCGATCCGATGTACGCGCCGGTAGCGGCGCTGATGGAACGGTCAGAGGTGGAGGTTCTGTTCAGCGGTGAGGTGGTCGACCCCGGCGTAATCGGCGGGAAACTAGAAGCTTTCGTGGCGCTGCTACACCCGGAAGGCCAGCGGCAGACGCCGAGTCCGCAGCAGCGCACGTTCGTAGACATCTTCGAGAACTGGGGCGAGACGGTGCTCCCCGAGCACCTCCCAGAGAAGATGGCGCACATGTGCGCGCTGCACACACACTGAAAGGAAAAGGCATGGAGATCAACATCGAGAACTGGTCCCGTTTCACAGAAGTTAGCAACTACGCCACGGTCCACCAGGTCACGGTCGCGGAAGCTATCGAGCGTCTGGTCAACTCTGGGCTCTCCCACGAACCCCGGCTCTATCTGAAGCCGTGAAACAAGATCCGTTTGACACTAAGCGTCCTCTCTCGGTCAGCCAGTACAACCAGTTCCGTAAATGTCCCTACTCCTGGTATCTAACACGGGTTAGGCGAGCCTGGCAGCGTCCTGCTGCCTGGTTGCCCCAGGGAAGCGCGGAACACACCGTGTTCGAGGCAGTAGCCCGGAGCGGGTTCACGATGCCCCTAGAGGAAGCTCAGGCCCTTTTCGGGGTGGAGTACGCCAAAGAGGTAGCCGGCTACACCGAGATCACCCCGAACTTCGAGTGGTGGTCTCGGTCTGGACCCTACAACGCCAAGCGGGATCTGCCACGGAGGTATCAGCTCGGGCTGGAACAGATCGAGAGGTTCTACGCCTGGCAGGAGAAGGCTCCCGATGAGGTCATCTGGATAGCACCGGACGGGACACCCGGTATCGAGCTGGGGTTCGACATCGACCTGGATGGTGTTCAGGTAAGAGGTTTCATCGACGCTGTCGTAGAGGTCGACGGGGAGCTGGTAGTCCGGGATTACAAGAGCGGCAACCAACCGGGTGATGACTTTCAGCTCGGGGTGTACGCCGTAGCCATCGAGGAGACCTACGGGGTTCCAGCCCCGAAGGTCGGGGACTACTGGATGGGCAGGGCTGGGAAGCCTACGTATCCATACGATCTCACCGACTGGACCCGTGAGCGGGTAGCCGAAGAGTTCCACGAGCTTGAGGCGAACATCCAAGCGGAGAACTTCGACCCGAAGCCAACCGTGGACGGCTGTCGCTTTTGCGACGTTTCAGACGCTTGCGCCTACCGGATGGCATAAGCCATCCAGTGGAAGCTCGTCCGCAAGTGCGGACAGCGCACCGTTTAGCCTAGCTGCTTGACAGATAACGGAAAGAGGACACGACAGCCAATGGAAATCAGCAAGATGCCGAAGGCCGATATCGAGATAGGCCGCGAGGCCGGACGGCTAGTCCAGATCACGATTCGCCCGATGTCGGACGACGACGGGATGCTCGGATACGACGAGCTGATGTACGCAGCCCGTGAGATTCAGAAATTCGCCCGCACCGAATACCGGGTGCCGACACCGCAGCGTTCGTCACGCGGCTCGGCAACGGTAGAGGCGATGGTGGACGCGTACAACCGTGGTGGTGGCAAGGTCACCGACGAATACCTCGCACGGCTCGCGGTGGCCTACGAAGAGCTAGCGCCGCAAAGGCGCGACGTTTCGACCGCGCTGGCGGTGGCGTTGGGCAAGCCAGTCCCAACCGTGAAGGGTCACATCATGAAAGCCCGCAGGGAGAAGGGCTTTCTCAGTGAGGCGGTAGACGGTAAGGGAGGTGGCGAGACCACAGCTACCGCCCGCGAATTCATCGCGGGCTTAGCTCAACAAACAGGAGAATAACGATGTCTGAAAACGAAGTAACAGCCAAGCAGGCCGCGTGGTCGGCGGTTATCAACTATGCGTTCAACGGTGGCTACGACGACCTCGCTGGGGATCTCGGAGAGGATTACCCAGCAGATGGGATCTACGACGAGGAATCGTACGACAGGTATTACGACCCGCTGGAGGACGTCCGATCGGAGATGTGCAGGATCGCAGAGTTTCTCCGGGCCGTAGAAGGCGAGCCGCTGTGGCACAGGGACTTGTGGATGCACAGACGCCTCACCGAGGGAGAAGCCAAGGCAGTCAGAGCCCTTAAGGGGTTGGCTGACGTCTCCGATATTGCATCTGGGTTTGGGATCTCCCAGGCCATGGTTTTTAGCATCTGGGAACGGGTGTCGTTCCCTGATCTCTGAGATTTGACACATAACAGCAACGAAAGGAAAACTGAAATGCCGAAGCTGGTAACTGTAGTAACAGACGCAAACATCGGTCAGTCGGACGAGGAGGCGGCGTCATCGCTAGCCCCTCTCGCACTAGAAGCCATGCAGGCTCAAGGCGTTGTCGATGAGTCAACGTTTCGTCTCGAAGAAGTGAGCCGAGACGCAGTCATCGACCTGGGAACAGAGGATCGGCCATCTCTGATCGACGTAGCGGAACACGACCTGGTGGCCGTCAAATTCTCCGCGCAGGCAGAGCCCCACAACTAACTGAGAGGATTATCATGGAGCGGCTTTGGTTTTGGCTTAGCGGGCTGCTTACGGGCGTTGGTATCGCGCTGCTGGCGCTCCCTGCGCCAGCTCACGCAGACCCTCCGGCGTGTGTGGTCGGCAGAGACACGGTCTGGAACAACCCGGTATGCCGCGACTGCTGGGCAGCACACCCGTTCGACCTAAGTCCCTGCACCGAGTCCACCCCTCCGGGGGTGAAGCCGTGAAAGGCGTTATCGCGGTTTACTGCCTGTGGATCGGGTTCTGCGTTGGCACGGCACTGGGGCTCACCGTAGCCCCGTCAGCACATGCGGACCCCGCCTACTGCTACAGCTCGGGGGAGTGGATTCCCTTCCCCGACTACAGCGGGTACTGCCTCGACGGGCAGGCACCGTTCAACGGCCCCGGGCCGAGTTACGGCGGAGGCAACCACAGATGGCCCAGCGGCGAGGACGACTGACATATCGCTGGATTATCGGTACTCAACAGGAGTTGAAGTGAGCAACATTGGAGTTCGATTCACCCGTCACAATGGCAGCACCTTCGTCCAGGAGATGCTGAGCGCCGAGGATGCCAGGCAGTATCTCGGACGCGGCCATGATCTCCCTGGCGAGATTGTCAGACGCGCTCACGAAAGCGGTGCATGGCTACCGGCAACTCGGGGCATCGGCCCAGAAGAAGCCAAGATCAGAGCACAGACCCGTGTAGGGCTATCTGGCCTCGCCGATCGCGACCCGTACGAATCACCGTGGTATTCAAGCGGTGAAGGATCATACGATCCCGCCCAAGACAAAGACCCGTGCCCATACAACGGCAAGCGTCATAAGGCTACATAGGGCGTGATGATGGAATTCCCCGATTGGGCGGTGGACGCCGCGCAGCGCATTCAACGCCCAGACGGCAGCTATCCGGCTGATGAGCTGATGGAGATTGTTAACGCCGTCAACATGGAACGCGCCGAAGCCATCGCCGAAGCGTGGGGCACACACGCGGTGCTGAAATTCCCGTGGGACTAGTTGACGTAAAGCCCCCAGGTTATCGGCAAGCAACGCCATCGGTACTCAACAGGAGTTGACATGAACGCATTGAGTGACGAGGACCGTTGTTCGCTCTGCGGGGACGTGCGCCGACTGCACAGCACCCACGGCGAATGTCGGTTCACGGCCAGGCCAGACGCGCCGCGCAGCGGCCTATTCAACCGTTGGCATGACGCCTACTGCGAAGCGCGGTTCCGCGCCGACATCACACGCCGCCGCTACCGCGTCTGGCTAGAGCCGAACAACCGATGGTGGAACGTGACCGAGACGCCGGAACACCTAACGTAAGGCCACCTTATCGGCTAAAGGGGAACAGCCCGTGGGTTTTCTGCGCCTTGTGGCGCTCTTTCTGCGTGACCGCTACTTGACACGTAACGGGGGCGACAGCCCCCTCAAGGAGATAACAGTGACAGACCTCAACAGCCCGGAGGAACGGGCAATACTGGAAGACCTCAGCATCGGCACCCACGGGAAACCAGCTACCCACGAGACCGCAGCGCTGCTGCGGATGTACCGCACCGGCTGGACCGGGTCGCAGATCTCCGAGGTGCTCCAGCTCAGCCAGCCCCGGGTGGTCAGCCAGCTCCGCACGGCGCTGAGCCAGGAGGGCGACGCAGCCCGCGCCGGCCGGGAGATCGTCGGCGCTTCCGCCTTGCCGTCGCAGATGGTCCGGGCACGGCTGATCGTGGTGGGCGACGAGCTGGTGGCCGAAGGCGGTGCTGTCGTCAGCATCCGCCGGATGCTCACCGACTTTGTGTTCGTCCTGGACGGAGGGCGCGAGGTTAGGCACACCGCGCTGGACGAGGTGCTCATCCGCCGCGCCAAGGTTTTCTGAGCCCGATTACTTGACACGTAACGAAAAGACAGGCGGTGATCGCATCTACACCCCCTTGCAGAGCCTCGAAATTAAAGGCAGCGCAGGTGATCCGCTGCCCCAGGTGTGGAAGTCCCTGCCCACCAGGTTTCTGCGTGGTCAGCTCGGGCTGGTGTGCGCTGCACCCGGTATCGGCAAGTCGGGGTTCATCCTGACCTACGTCGTCAAGGCCCGGGTACCGACGTTCTACTTCTCGGCGGACTCCAACCCGTTCACCCAGCTCTCCCGGATGGTGTCCATCCACACCGGGCTTCCGATGGAAGCATCCAAGAAGCAGGTTCGTTCACGAGACCTCGGGGATGCCGGCGTAGAGCTCAACGGGATACCGGTGCGGTTCGGCTACGACGCCTCACCCTCGCTCGACCAGATCGAGACGTCGCTAGAGGCGTACGACGAGGTCTACGGCGACTTCCCGTCGATGGTGGTGATCGACAACATCACCAACGTCCGGGGCATCAGCGGGGACGAGGACGACCCGTTCTCGGGCCTGGAGGCGATGATGGACTATCTCCACGATATGGCCCGGAAGACTGGCGCTTTCGTCGTCGGGCTGCACCACGTCCAGGGGAAGTACAACGACGGGAACATCCCGATCCCGCTCGGCGGGGTGAAGGGTCAGATCACCCGCGTCCCGGAGCTGGTGCTGACGCTGCACCGCGTCCAGTCCGAGTTCGGCCCGGACAGGCTGAACGTCTCCACGGTGAAAGACAGAGACGGCAACGGAGACCCGTCTGGTCTGTCGTTCGCCAGCTTGGAGTTCATCGGGGACTCCATGACTATCCGTGATTTCAGCAGCTCTAATACTTGACACGTAACAGAAAGGCGTAACCATGATTGCTCCGCTCCCCAGCGCCATGCCTCGCAAGGCGAATGTGATTCACCAGCAGATCCTCTCGGGTCTGTTGGCCAACAAGACCACCACCCGCACAGAGCTCCGAGAGCGTCGGGACAAGAAGGGTGCGTGGACCCAGCAGGAAGTGCCGGTGTCCGTCCCGACTCTGGCCGGGAACGTCTCCGAGGAGAACGTCGACCGGATAGCACGGCGATGGATTCGGTAGGCAAGCACCACGTCTGGGATCACTGGCTGGACCCGTACGTCGTCATGTTTCAGTCCCTGAAGCCTGGCTCCAAAAGTGGTAGCTGGATCAGGTTTTCACCTGACAGCCCACCGGGCGGGGAGCCGATCCGGTGAAGTACGCAGTCCGCTACCCGCGCAGCGGGATTCACCTGTGCCCGTTCGGTAAGCAGCAGGCCGAGACTATCTGGCTGCTGGCGCTACGCAACGGCGTAGACGCCAAGATCGCCACTTCGACAGACGGAAAGGTCTGGGTGTTCTGATGAAAGCAGACGGCAAGCACCCGAAGGAACTGATCCTCGCGTGGATGCGCGGGGAGATCGACCACGTCGTGTTCTTCTCGTTCCGGCGTGAGGCTTTCGTCCGGTACAGCTCCGACTGCCGGGGAGCTGACAGCCCAGGAGGGACAATCCTATGAAGCACTACACCATCCCGACGGCTGACGGCTTCCGAGTAGCCGTCACCGAGGGAGGGTCTGGTATCCCCCTGATATTCCTACACGGGCTCTCGGTCAGCGCAGCAGCCTACACCGAGATGCTAGAGCTGCTAGCCGGCAACGGATTCCACGTCTTCGCCTTCGACTGCCCGGACCACGGTGGCAGCGACTCGCTGCCCTGGGGCCACACCGTCAAGGACATGGCTGACGTTATCTGGAAAGCGCTGATCAGTATCGAGCAGTTCCAGTTGAACTACCCCGTTGTGGTGGGCCATTCGATGGGCGGTTGGATCGCCGCCGAGTTGGCGGCTGCTCACCCGGAGTGGATGTACACCCTGATTCTGCTCGACGCAGCGGTAGGCCGGGAGTTCCACGAGTCTGTAAGGCTCCGTAGTGGGGCTCAGTTCCTCGCTGGCGGGGTTAGGGACATCCTCGGGGATGCCCGTAAGGCCGGCTCCATTCGGAAGCTAGGAGAGCGTCTCAGCCTGATTTCCCGCTTGACATCTTCCGTCTCCGGCCCGGGAATCCTGAGGGCTATCAACGCGGTGATGCACAGCGACTCCACCGAGGCGCTGCGGTCGCTGATGGACAGCGACGTCAACACCGTGATCGTCCACGGCCACCAGGACGGGATCGTCCCGTGGAAAGCCGGTTTGTCCGCTGCTCGCGTAGCAGGGGCTAGCTTCAAGCTGCTAGGTGGTCGATACCACTCGTGGATGATCTCCGACCCGGAGCTGGCTCTCACGGTCATCAACGAGGCCTTGGACTTGACAGATAACAACGACGACGACGAAGGAGATGCAGCGTGAGCGACCTACGCGAGTGCCTCGCAGACGCACTACGGGCAGCGGGCGATAAATGGATGGTCGCGGAGCCCGATGACCCCGACATCGACCAAGATCCGCCCTACTACGAATACCTAGTCAACGAGTTGTTGTCGTTGCCCGGCATCGCCATCGTGGAACTACCGGAACCTAGCTACGTCGATGAGCCCGAAGAGGGCCCGAAAGGCTACGGATTCAACGGCACCCCTCCGGATTCCCATATTGCTAAAGAGCATGGCGTGTATGCCTATGACGGTCTTGTTTATGACCAGTACGACGGAAAGACGCCAGCACAATCCAGAACCATTGCCTCCTGGTGGCTGGCTGCAGCCAACAAAGCTGAGGACCGATGACCGCAGACGCTTACGCCGTGCTCGGCCTCGTGATGTTCATCATCGTCTGTTTCGGGTTCGCATGGCTGGACAAGTAGCCTGCATCGACTGCCGCAAGGAGGGGATCACCACCCCCGAAAGCCGGTAGTCCGCAACGGAAAGCCGGTACCGGGTAACAGATGCACCACCCACTGGCGGGCTAAGAGGACTGCTACGCGGGACACCGCGTGGGAACGCCGGTTGATGGCGCTGTACGGCATCACACCGGAGGAATACGAGCGGATCAAGGCTTACCAAGGCGGGAAGTGCTTCATCTGCCAGAGGGCTACTGGAGCCGTCAGAAGGTTGGCGGTAGACCACGACCACCAGACCGGGGTGATCCGAGGATGTCTGTGCAAGCGGGACAACGTCCTGCTGGGTCACGCCCGGGATCAGATCGAGTTCTTCGAGAGGTGCATCGAGTACCTGAAGAACCCGCCAGCCGTTCAGGTTCTCGGGGAGCGGGTTGCTCCTATCGAGGCCTTGACAACTAACGAAGGAGCGCCATGCGAGTAGGAAGCCTCTGCACCGGCTACGGCGGCTTGGACATGGCCGTAGAGCGGGTGCTCGGCGGGAAGATGATCTGGTACTCGGAGTTCGAGAAACACCCGTCCACGTTGCTCTCAGCCCGATTCCCTGGTGTTCCCAACATCGGAGACCTGACCAAGGTCGACTGGGCATCTCTGCCCGAGATCGACATCCTCACAGGAGGATACCCGTGCCAGCCCTTCAGCCAAGCAGGAAAGCGACTAGGAGAAAATGACCCACGACACCTCTGGCCCCACATCCGCGAAGCAGTTCGCGTACTACGACCCCGAATCACGATCCTTGAGAACGTCGCGGGGCACCGATCTAAAGGATTCTCAACCGTTCTCCGGGACTGTGCCGAAGACGGGCTACATGTCCGATGGGTGTCTGTACGAGCTTCCGACGCCGGAGCACCCCACAAACGAGACCGAATCTTTTTACCATTACCGACCCCGCTCAGCAGGGACTACAAAGGCCGCTCCTTCAACGCGAACGACATGTCCCGCTTGGTGAACGTCGCGGTAAAGCTGCTACCAACTCGTCGGACGACGGACTCGCAGGGGTCAGGGAAACACGGAGATGGGGGAATGGATCTCCGCACAACGATGGCATCGCTTGGGGAGAGTACGAGCCAGCCATCCGGCGATGGGAAAGCCTGCTTGGGCGCGCCGCACCTGACCCGACTGAGCCGAACAAAAACGGACGACCACGTCTGACGGTCGCTTTCGATGAGTGGATGATGGGCCTGCCCGAGGGCTGGGTCGGTGACATCGACATCCCTTATGGCGCAAAGATCAAGCTTTGCGGAAATGGCGTGGTGCCACAGCAGGCTGAGCTTGCCCTGCGTCTTCTACTTGACAACTAACGGAGAGGGAGAAGATGGCTCGCTTCAAGGTTGAGGCATATCTGGAATCCGACCGGGACGAGGAACAGCTCGGCATGTTCATCGAGGGTCTGATGGCCGGGGCTGGTTGGCACTTCAAGTTGTTAGACGGTCTGGCCGTCTACGAGGTGACCTCGTGAAGTTGCCGTATGAGTTGGAATCCGAGGAGTACTGGCAGGAAGTCGAGTGGGTCCTCCACGACCCCTACTGCAGGGCAAGTGCCTACACACGACCGATGTTCGAGATCGAGGAGCCTGCCATCTGTGAGATGGCCGAGGCGACGGAGGAGTACTGCGTATGTCTGACGGACATCCTCTGATAACCAGAGTGATCCAGCGGTACTTCCCAGACTGGGAACCCCCGAAGGACACAGGCCGGGAGTGGATAAAGGTCACCTGCCCCTGGCACGGCGATGGAGTCGCCAGTGCCGGCATCTCGTTTCGGTACAACGCATTCAGGTGCCTTGGCTGTGGCTTGGGCGGTAGCGCAGTTCGGATCATCAAGGAACAGGAGGAGGTGACATTTGCAGAGGCTAAGCGAATCGCAGAGGAAGTTTCTGAGGGCAGCGACGGAGCGGTACCACGCGAGTCTCCCAGGATCGCTCGCAGACGGTTATTTGCGGACGAGGGGGCTGTTCCCCGCCAACCCCAAGGTCGTACCGTTTCGACTGGGATACGTGGGAGATCCACTCCCTGGGCATGAACAATACCGGGGGATGCTAGCCATCCCCTACATACGCTGGTCCCAGCCTCTCGGCTGGTCTGTCGTGAAGATCCGCTTCCGCAAGCTGCACATGCGAGAGGACGAAGGCGGCAAGTACCTCGACGTCGCCGGCTTCAAACCCCGGCTGTACAACACCGTGGCGCTGCTGGGGGACAGCTTGAAGATCGCCATCACCGAAGGCGAGATCGACGCTGTCACAGCGACTCTCTGCGGTATCCCCACGGTAGGGGTGCCCGGAGCACAAGCGTGGAAACCCCACTTCCGAGAACCCTTCCTGGGTTATCGGGATGTGTACATCCTCGCTGACGGGGACGAGGCGGGGTTGAACTTCGCCAACACCGTGGCTGCGACTCTGTTCAACGCCAAGGTAATTCCGATGCCACCAGGGGAGGACGTTAACTCGCTGGTGGTAGGCCAAGGAAAACAAGCACTGCTCAGCCGTCTACGGTAGACGACTTGACAACTAACGGAAGGAACACATGACAGAGACGATTCTGGACGAGGCCAACCGCCTCGTAAACGGTGACCGGAAGGACACCTACGACGGCACCGACGACACCATCGTGGCCCTGTGGTCGGCATACCTCGGCATCGAGCTGACCGTGCTCGACTACGCCTCGATGATGGTGTTGCTCAAGGTAGCTCGCACCAAAGGCAAGCTCCACCGGGACTCGTGGGTGGACATCGCAGGGTACGCAGAGGTTGGCCCCCGGCTCTGGGAAGCCAAGCAGGAGCCGGAGCACGTCGCCGGGTTCGAGGAGCAGCAAGCGCAGATCCCGCGTGTGTGGCAGTCGCTGGCTGATGTTCCCCACGACGTCCGCGTAGGGGACAAAGAAGGGGATGTGTGGATCTACTACGACGGCCCCCGGGACGTCGGCTGGGGGTGGCGGGGCAGGCCTTCTCCGTTCCATCCTGACGACTACCCAGGCCCCTTCATCGAGATCCTCGGATGAAAAACCTACGGCCCGCCGCCATTTCGGAAAGGTACACATGAGTAAGCGTCTGTTTATAGTTCCCGATTGCCAGATGCCGTTCGATGACAGGCGAGCACTCAAGGCTGTCATACAAGCCATCGGAGATCTACAGCCCGACGAGGTAATTCACATCGGTGATCTGGCTGATTTCCCTCAGCCATCTAGATGGAGCAAGGGCACCGCAGCAGAGTTCGAGGGCTCGGTTTTCGAGGACTCGGAACAGATCAAACGCCGGTTCCTGGGGCCGCTCAGGGCCGTTTACGACGGGCCTGTCGGCATCCACGAGGGCAACCACGACCTACGCCCCCGGGAGTACCTAGCCAAGTACGCTCCCGCCCTTGCGGAGTCAGGTGCTTTCAACATGGAAACGCTTCTCGACTTCGACGGTTTCGGCGTGGAGCTGTTGCCTGCGTTCAACAAGATCGCCACCGGGTGGATCACCACCCACGGGCACCTCGGGCAGATCTCGCTGTCGAGGATCGCGGGTAACACCGCGTTGAACGCGGCTAAGAAGTTCAACGCCTCGGTGGTGATGGGGCACACCCACCGCCAGGGGATTGGCTCTCAGACCTACGGATACGGCGGGAACGTCAACCAACAGGTAACCGGGGTCGAGGTTGGGCATCTGATGGATCAGCGACGGGCTGCCTACCTCAAGCTGGGGACTGGGAACTGGCAACTCGGGTTCGCTGTGCTGACCATCGACGGGCAGCACGTCCACCCGGAGCTGGTTCCGATTCACCGAGGCAGGTTCACGGTAGACGGCCACGTTTGGGAGGTCTAGGGCTTGACAACTAACGACGAAGGGGCGGGGCCGGAAGGCCCCTCTTCCTTGAGGGACCTCGTAAAGCCGATCAAGAAGGCTGCCAAGATCGTTGCCTCGCAATGGCCCGGGGTGATCGACGCCGACGACGTCGAGCAGGAGATCTGGCTCTACCTGGTGGAGTCACCGGGCAGCGCACACAAGGCGCTGGAGGCTATCGAGCCGAAGGCTCAGGCCAGGTTCCTGACCCGAATAGGGCACCAGCGCGCAAGCAAGGCACGCGCTGCCTACGCCTATTTCCGTGGGGCATACAAGTACTCGGTCAAAGATGTCAAAGACCTGTTGGCGTCTGGCGGTCTGAGTGCGGACAACCAGGACCGGGTCAAGGTCGAGTACACCGATCTGCACGAGGCGTTCCGCAAGCTGAAGGACCGCAACGAGTCCTACTCCAACGCCATCGCCAAGCGGTACTTACTCAGCGAGTCGATGGGGTCAACCCGAGAGCAGGACGCCTTGAAGAACGGCGTCATCGCTCTCACCGACGAGATGAACCGGTCTAACCGAAACAACCGATACAGCTAGGAGATTGAGTGAAAGAGAACTTTGGGCGTGGGTGGGTAGACCGTGGACCCCGTCGTATGACGGACTACGACGACCTGCCCCGCAACGCTGGAAAGCACTGGGACTACTACGAAGACGAGCCGATGGATAAACACCCGGAGGCGTGGTGAGCTCCGTAGGAGACAACATCTTCGATGCGAAGTTCAACGGGATGGGCCGGTCTGAGATGTACCGGCATCAGATCACTCCCGATCTGTTCCCCCATGAAAAAAGGATGTTGGTCGAACTGTGGCCAGCGGAGGACCGAGAAGCCTACTGCGGCGGCGAATACACGAGAGGGGTTGCTTGACATTGGAAATGACTGAGACCGGGAAACTGGTCTATCAGAGAACATACTCCAGGGTTAAGCCGGACGGCTCACGCGAGAGCTGGGACGAGACTGTCGAGCGCGTGGTCGACGGGAACCTGGCTCTGGTCCCAGATCGGTATCATGCCCGAGGGGAGCGCGAGGAACTTACTCGGCTTCTGACCGAGTTCAAGATCATCCCTGCCGGCCGGCATCTGTAGGCGTCGGGTGTGAAAGGTGCTCAGCACCTGTTCAACTGCTGGGTCTCCGGGTGGACCGACCGGGTGTCGGAGCACTTCGAGTTCACCTTTATGCGCCTGATGGAAGGCGGGGGTGTCGGGGCTAACTACTCCAACAGCTTCCTGGCCGACTACCCGATAGTCCCGCAGGACCTTCTGGTCGACATCGTCTGCGACCCGGAGCATCCCGACTACGCGGCCTTGGAAGAGGCCGGGGTCTTGTCCAACGAGTACCACCCGGATTGGGCGGGCTCCTTCGAGATTGAGGACAGCCGTGAAGGATGGGCATCCGCGCTCACCGATCTCATCGACACCCACTACCGAGACGAAGTCAAGCACTTTCACCGTGTTTACGACGTGTCCCGAGTGCGACCAGCCGGTAGCCGTCTTCGGACGTTCGGGGGCACCGCAAGTGGACCTCTACCACTTGCACGGATGCTCCGAGAGGTCAACGGAATCCTGTCTGGGCTTGCCTACGAAGGCAAGCGCCTAACCGGTCTGGACGCGATGGAGATCGACCACGCTATCGCTCAGTGCGTGGTGGCCGGCGGTGTTCGCCGGTCTGCTCGGATGGCGATGATGCTCTGGAAGGACCCGCAGATCCGAGAGTTCCTGCGCTGCAAGCAGGAGGCAGGCTCTCATTGGACGACGAACGTATCTGTAGAAGTCGACCAGCAATTCTGGGATGCCGTGCCTGGCAAGGGAGATGAGTGCCCTGGGTGGGACCACCTTGACGTTGGCGACGGGGTACAGATTCCAATCACCGAGGGTGAGCACGCTCGTCTGGTCCTGATGTCTATCTCGAATGGCATGGTGAACAACGGGGAGCCAGGCTTCTGGGACTCGTCGCTGTCGAACGTCGGTGAGCCGAACGAGGTTATCTGCACTAATCCGTGCGGGGAGATCACGCTCGAAGCGTGGGAGCCGTGCAACCTCGGGCACATCAACCTGGCTGCGTTCGTCCGGGATAACGGGAAGGTCGACATGCTCGACCTGCTCCGGGCTCATCGGCTGATGACCCGGTTCCTGATCCGGGCCACGTTCTCCGACGTGGCAGACCAGAAGTCCCGAGAGGTTCTCGATCGCAACCGGCGAATCGGTGTGGGCCACACCGGGGTTGCCTCGTTCCTGGCGATGACAGGCCGGAAGTACTCCGAGACACCCGCTGACAGGTCGTTCACCGCGTACCTGCGGGAGATGGCCTCGGTTGTTGACGAGGCTGCGGCAGACTACTGCCACCAGCTCCGAATCCCGGTGCCGGTCAAGAAGAGAACGGTAGCCCCTACCGGGACGATCTCGAAGATGCCGGGTGTCTCCGAGGGTATCCACCCGATCTTCTCTAAGTACTTCAACCGTCGTATCCGGTTCTCGATCAACGATCCAGATCAGGTGATGGCCTACAGCAGGCTGCAGGATCAAGGCTACGAGCTGGAGGATGACCTCTACGCAGCCGACACAACTGTGGCGACCATCCCTACCAAGGACAGCCTTTTAGAGGCTGTAGAGGCGATCTGGGGCCGGGAAAAGGCAGAGGAGATTGTCGAGTCGGCTAACGACCTGACGCTGAACCAGATGCTCGCCTTCCAGGCGATGTACCAGATGTGCTGGGCTGACAACGCTGTCAGCTTCACGGCCAACGTCGAGCAGGGTGTCGACCCTGCCTTGGTGGCTGGGCAGATCACCAAGTTCGGTGGACTCCTCAAGGGCTGCACGATATTTCCGGAGTCCTCGATGCCGCAGGCTCCGTACGAACGAATCACCAAGGCTGAGTACGAAGCAGCCACCGTTAAAGCCGTCGCAGACGGTGTTTCAGAAGAATGCTCGGGCAACTCGTGCCCGATCAGGTAACAAGAGAGGTAACTACATGACAGAGTACGACCCCTTCGCCGACGCCCCCGAGGACGAGGCACAAGGCGATACCAAGGTTGACAACAGCATCCACGTCCACTCCGTAGATGAGGCTCTCGCCGCGAAGAAGGGCATGACCAGCTCCGTCCTGGCCTTCCCGCCGCAGGAGGACGGCAAGGTGGTGGTCACCCTTAAGGGCGGCAGCGGATACGACGCCCCGTGGATCGTCGTCCACGCCAGCAGCGCCGAGGACGCCGAGTCCCAGCTTGACGAGAAGATGGTCAGCCTGATGGCGAAGACCAAGAAGGCAGCTCGGCACTTCTCCGGTCTGGGCGAGGACAGCAAGCCAGCCGCTCCTGCTCGCCAGGCTGCGCCTGCGCCGGCTCAGCAGCCGCCTGCCGGCTCGCCTCCGTGCCCCGGCGATGGCTGGGTCTACAAGTCCGGTGTCGGCAAGAGCAACGGCAAGCCGTGGCAGGGCTGGATGCCCCCGCGTGGCTCGGACGAGAAGCCTGTCTTCTTCTGAGCGGTGCTAGGAAACCAGAGGTTTCCGGCGCGAAAGCGCAGCGACTTCGTCGCAAGCGCGGCTTGACACGTAACGGGATGGGGGCGAAGGCCCCCTCCCACCAAACTTCTGAGAGGAAACCCATGAAGCTGATTGACAAGTCGGTGGACCGAATGATGGCCGAGCTGTTCCGGTTCTTGCTGTGGCTGGGCATGGAGGTCCTAGGCGTCCTCCGAATCCCCGACAAAGATCGACCGGAGACGCAGGAGACGCTGGCGAAGCTGGTATCCCGGGTTGACGAGTTGGAAGCTGAGAACAGCGACCTCGCGGACCTCGCAGCGGAATTGGCATCCCGGAAGCACGCCACTGAGCGGTCCACAGGACCCAACCGCCCGAACAACAACCGGAAGCTGACTGAGCGCGAGGTTTCTGAGATCCGCGAGCACAGCCGGATGGGTTGGAAGAACGCTGATCTGGCTCGTGCCTTCGACGTCAACCCCGCAACGATCTCCCGGATCGTTCGCGGCCAGTATCACCGGAAGCTGGGTGCTGCGTAATGAGCCTCCACGCAACGCTATGCGCTTACAGCGAGTGGTTAGACGCCGAGATGGGCGTCATCAAGCCGGCGTCGGAAACCCCAGGGGCTCCTGAGTCCCACGACGCTCTAGCGCAGCTCTACATCGACACATACGCGCCCTAAAGGAGAAACATGAAGGTACACGAGCATGTGGTGGCCGGTGAACGAGTTCAGATCAACGTTGTTGAGAAAGAAGAGGATCTGGAACCCTTCCGCGACTTCATCCGTGGCCACCTTCGGTTCCTCGGTCTGGACTCGGAGACCACCGGGCTGGACATCTACAACGACAAGTTCCGTTGCAGGTTAGTCCAGTTCGGTACTCCGACCGAAGCGTGGGTGGTACCGGTCGAGAAGGGTCCTCGGTTCGCTGAGGACGTTCGGCGGGCACTAAAGGGTGTACAGGGGTTCGTCCTCCACAACGCCTCCTACGACCTCCAGGTCTTCGAGAGGACCCTCGGGGTGCCGATGAAGGACATGTGGCCGAAGGTAACCGACACCCGCATCCTGGCCCATCTGATCGACCCCAGGGGCAAGGATGAAGGCGGGTACGGACACTCGCTGGAGGAGCTGACCCGCGTCTACATCGACGCGGAGGTAGCGGACAACGTCAAGACTCTGATGGCAGATCTTGCTAAGGAGCACAAGACAACTAAGGCGAACGTATGGAAGAAAGTCCCGCTGAACGACCCGCACTACGAACTCTACGCCGGGATGGACCCGATCCTGGCGGCGAGGCTGTCGCAGAAACTGACCCCGCTCGTGCCGAGCGTCTCGCAGAAGCTTATTCCCTACGAGCACAAGCTCGCTGAGGTCTGCTCCTATATGGAGCGGACCGGGTTCCTGTTGGACGTGGAGTACACCGAGAAGCTTTCGGACAGGCTGAAGTACGAAGAGAGCCCGAACAAGGAGATAGCCGACAAGTTCGGCTGTGAGAACGTCAATTCGACGGAGATGGTAGCCGACGTGCTCGAAGCACTCGGCGTGAAGATCGTCGGTCGAACTCCTTCCGGTAAGCGGAAGGTGGACGACGACCTGCTATCGAAACTGGTCGAAGAAGACGGAGCCGCAAGCGAGTTCGCCAACGCTGTCATCGAGGGGAAGAAGGCTGGGAAGTGGAGGAAAACATGGGTGGATACATTTTTGAAGGAGAGGGACGCGCAGAACAGGTGCCACGCTTCTATCAATCCGCTGCGGGCGAGGACAGCGCGGATGAGTATCACGGGCATCCCTGCACAGACCCTGCCCTCGGGAGACTGGATGATTCGACGGTGCTTCATTGCCGACGAGGGGCACTCGATTGCATCAATCGACTACCAGGCTCAGGAGCTCCGTGTCCTCGCGGCACTCTCCGGCGATCAGACGATGATCCAGGCGTTCGAGAACGACGCTGATCTCCACCAACTGACAGCGGATGCTGCCGGCGTCGACCGCAAGGTCGGCAAGATGGCGAACTTCCTGAAGGTCTACGGTGGCGGGGCAGCGAAGCTGGCCACCTCTGCCGGGATCACCTTCCCCGCAGCGAAAGCCGTTATCGACGGCTTCGATCGGACCTACCCGGGTGTGCAGAAGCTCAGCGCCAAGCTGCAGCGGGAAGCTACTCAGACCGGGTACATCGTCACCCCGATGGGCCGACGTCTGCCGGTGGACGAGGACAGGGCTTACAGCGCTCTTAACTACTGCCTCGACCCTGATGTTCCGATCTTGACAACTAACCTGGAACACAGGCCAGCGTGGCAGATAGCGGTCGGGGATAAGCTCATCGGCTTCGATGAGACGACCAATCCTGGCAACGGCAAGGGCAGTGGGTGGCGTAGGTTCCGCACATCCGAAGTTGAGGCTGCGTCTATCGTGGTCAAACCCAGCGTGGTGGTGCGGGATGTTAAGGGTCAGGAAACCATTTGCAGCTCTGACCATCTGTGGTTGGTTCGCCGCCCCGACAAACAGCCTCGGTTTACCTGGGTTCGCTCGGACCAACTCCATGCAGGCGATCTTCTGTTGTCGATCGGCACTTGGGAGTTTGACACATCACGTACGGCAGGCTACTTAGCCGGTCTGTACGACGGTGAGGGGTCGCTCTCAGGCAGAGCTGCTGGACGTAAGCAGACGAGTCTCGTCTTCTCACAAAAGCCGGGGGACGTCATGGACACCTTCGTGGAGTCGATGAACAGACTCGGATTGGTGCACTCCTATTATCCCAGTGCACCCAACTCGACATCTCCAACGGACACTGTTTCGGTGCAAGGGATTCCGAAAATCCTCCGGACTATCGGGACGCTTAGGCCGGAGAGGTTCGTTAAACGAGCGTGGGAGGTTTACGAGGGTGCCGCAATCATCGGAGGTAGACAACTAGATGAGATCCCTGTGGAATCGGTTGAACCGGTGGGGAGTCGGGAGCTGGTGTCTATACAGACCAGCACTAGAACTCTGATCGCCAACGGGTACCTTTCCCACAACTGCATCCAGTCCACGTCTCGGGACGTGACCTGCAAGGCGCTTGTGCGGTTGCACGAGGCGGGGTTCACCCCGTACCTACGGTTGCCGATTCACGACGAGGTGTTGTGCTCTCTCCCAGAGGGCAAGGCGAACTGGGGCGCTCAGCGCATCGCTGAGCTGATGGCAGAGGACATGGGTCCTGTTCACATCGGAACCGACCCCGAGGTCGGAGGGCGGTCCTGGGGATCGCTGTATCTGAAGAAGGAGGACCGTGCCGGTTGCACGGACCCTTACCTGCTGAAGCCAGCTTGACAACTAACGGAGGAAATATGGCAGAACAGAAAGTCCCATCGCGTTGGGACGTTGAGGTCCGGGTAATGACCCCGGACCACCAGGTCCTGATCTCTCGACAAACGTACTCACCCGACTACATGGACCGAAGCCTGATGGAGTACCTACTTGGCTCTCTTACCAAGCACTCAGTCGAATGCCTCAAGGAGAGGGGGTATTTCGATGGACGATCTTGAGTTTTTCGACGTCCTCTACCAAGGCTGGTCGAAAACGACTGGGGCAGAGAACACCTACTGGCAGCCGATCGAACACGATCATCTGCCCACCGATAGCCGTCACCGGTTCTCGGTGGATGCCGTTGGAGAGGACCACGCAGTCCGCGTGGCTGCTGGTCTGACCGAAGAGGACGCAGCGTGGATCACCGCGCTGCACGGGTGCTTCGCCGACTTAACCCGCAGGCTTCACCAGGCGGTAGATGAAGCTGAGCGCTTCGACATCGAGAAGGACCGGGTCATCTCGGAGCTGGCACTTGCTGAGATCGAGAACAACGATCTGCGAGAGCAACTCGAAGGGTATCGGCAGCGGTATGGCTGAGGAGGTGTCCTACGCCGTCTCGATCCCTCTTGGAACCGACCTGGAATGCGAGGTCTGCGGGTCACCCTTCGTGAAGGCGGCTACCACCCAGAAGTTCTGCCCTGACGAAGAGTGCAAGAGGGAGCGAGCCAGGAGAAGGTGGCAGAGGTGGAAGGATAAGGGCGGGTCACAGGAGCGGGTAAATGAATACCAACGCCGGTACCGGAAGGCGACACACTACGGACGCAAGTGGGAGGTTAAGAACCGGTACGGACTCGAATGGGACGAATACATAGCTCTGCTCGACCGTTTCAACCACAGCTGCGCGATATGCGGGGAGTCCGACGATATCTGCGTAGACCACTGCCACAGGACCGGGAAGGTCCGGGGAATCCTGTGCCGCAAGCACAATGCAGCGATCGGGGCTCTAGGCGACACAGTAGATTCTGTGTTGAGGGCTTACGAATATCTACTGAGCTCGTCGCCGCAGCCGGAATCGCAGAAGTCATCTGGCCAGAAAAGCTGAGGTACACCTGATGCAGGCACCAGTACGCCCGATTATCGGCGAAAGGACACCATGAGCGACGTGCTGATGTTTATCCGAAAGTTTCCCGAAAAGTGCTGCGCCGAGGTCAGTCGCAAAGGTGAGTGCCAGCCGTGCGATAAGACAGCCGTGGGGGCCGCTGAAGGGGACGACGACGGCGAAGTCAGGTGGTGGCCAGTCTGCGCATATCACTCACGCGGCCGGTCGATGGTACCGCTCGCAGACCTAGTCGCCAGCTTCACTTAAGGAGAGCAAATGAAACTGGACATCAATAACCCGAAGCACCACAAAGCGGTAGGCCGGTTCCTGCTGGACTTCGCCGAGCACTGGGAGGCGGGTGGGCCGCCGTACTGGCTTGGTCAGGCGGCGAGGCTATGTGCCGTGGAGTCGGGTCGCCTGAAGGGAATTAAGCAGCGAACAGGGCCGCTCGGAGATTGACGTAAAGGCCAAACCTATCGGCTAGCCGCTACCCCTAGCTGAGATTCAACATGCAGGTGCCACTGGCGTGGGTTCGTCACCGTAAGGGTGACGCCCGCGTCGGTGAGCATCTTCCTCTTCTCCTCCACCGTGGCGGTAGGCCACACCTCTCCGTAGGTCTCCTCTGATACGACCTCGGTCCATCCAGCCCGGATTACGGGCTGTTCTGATAAGGCGTCTCGCTTCGCGAGGAGCGCCGTCATCTGCTGACGAAACATCAGCTCATCTGCGGGCGTGGTGAACAACCCCATTGCCCGGTCTTCCCTTAACGATTCGATCGTCTTCTTGGTCTGCTCCAGCTCGGCTGAGTTGTCCGACCCCGGCTGCCACACGCGGGATCTGATCCTGCGACCGTTGTGGGTCTCCAGGAAGCCCTGCTCCACCAGCTCCTCGGCGTCCTCCGCTCGGATGGACACCTTCGGGCACTTGCAGACGTAGTACCGGTACTTCTCGTGCTTGGACTTCTGCCACATCGACCTGCCGCACACAGCGCACTTCACCACCCCGAGAAGGGGATTCACCGAGTGCCTACGAGCTCGGGGCTCTCCGGCACGCTGCTCCAGCTCCGACTGCAACCTTCCCCACGTCTCAGCATCGAACGACGCCGGCCCCACTAAGACAGGCTCGCCTTCTGCGTCGAGGATCACCTTGCCTTTGTACGTCTTGATCCCCTGAGTCAGCGGGTTGCTCAGAAGCTTCCTCAGCTTGTCGACGTGCCACCGAGACCCTCTGGCGGGGTTACCAGACCTCACCCTCTCCCAGTCCTGCGGGCTGAGGACGTTCTCGGAATTTAATCGAGCCACAATCGACGTCAGCGAACTTCCAGAGAGAAACTGGGTCACTATACCGGAGAGGACCTTTTGTGCCTCTACGTCGAAACCAAGGGCCTTTCCCTTACCTGACGGGTGTGGGACGGTCTGAAACCCGAAGGGGGCGTGCCCCCACCCCAGCGGTCGGTGTCCCGCAGGTAGGTAACCCGGTCTCGTGCTCGCTGCACGAACCGCTGTCCCTCGATCTCCGCGAAGACGGAGGCGAGGATCAAGAACACCTTGGACATAGCCCCGGCGAATGCGTCCTTCGCATCCTCCGGGTTGTAGTAGTCCAGCTTTATGCCGTCGTCCACCAGGACGAGAATCTTCTTATGGTTGCGGCACCATTCAGCTAGTTTGACGCAGTCCGCTGCCGACCTGAATACCCGGTCGGTCTTAGCGAAGACCAGAGCGTCCCACTCATCTGCTTTATCCAGCCAGTCTTTCAGGTCGGGCCTCTGCCACGGGGACATCTTGATGGCAGACACATCGAGGTCCTCGAACACGCCTACGACGTCCCACCCGAGGGACTCGGCGTAGGCTTGTCCCTTGCCTCTCTGGGTGATGTGCGAGGTCTTCTCCTCGCCTTGAACACGCGATACGCGGGCACCTACAACAGCGCGGATAGCCATTCGTAGGAGTGTACC